GGAGGAGGACCGGTACGTCCTGGCTACATGCAACTTAAACAATGGATGAAGGAACCCATTGGGATCAATCAAACCAAACCAGTTCTTGATCAGTTTTCGGAAACTCTCGTACCTATTGTAATGATCCAACAGTGTAAGAAACTCCTTCGTCTCCTCATGTTTATGATCCAGCAAAAGTTCTTCCACCACCTTCTTATCCATGGACCTGTTTTCCGTTTTCTTGGAGAACCGGGTGGGCTTCTCTCCTAGAATATCGAACACAATACTGGCTATTTGCTGTTTGGCGTTCAGATTGAGTGTTTTGTTGTTTTTCTTCTCGAACTGATGGACACAATCTAATTTCATCAACCTTCTTGTAGTTGTATCCAACTCCTCCGCACAGGACTCCTGAAAACCTTTCAACTTTGGGACATCTATACGCGTTCCACGGTTGGACATTCTGGCCAACGTAGGTAAGGAACGATTACACATCACATAGAAGTCCTTTTGAGGTTTCTCCATCACCTGTCTCTGGGACTTATAACCCATAATCTGGTAACGAACGTCAAAACAGTTGTAATTGATGACGTTCTGGGGTGGTTCCGCCTTCAAATTCCGAATGTCCACCATCTTCTTGTAGGTTATTCCAGTGAGGGCGTACGTAATTTCATCCAAACCGTTACACCCCTTACGACAATAAACTACATGATTACCCAACATAGTGTCGTGTATGACGTTTCTCACCTTACAACCATAAAACTGGCTGGACCACAGCTGTTCATAGTTGGAATTCTGTACTACCTTACGTCTGGCACTAGTAAGAAAGTCACAAAGAGCATCCTCCACCATATCCTGCTCATCATCACTCCACCCATTCCACTCCCTACATAATGCTATTCCATACCCCTTCTTGGGTGTGGTGGCAAACGACACAGATAGTGTTTCCAAATTCTCCTCAAAGGGATCCTTTGAATTGGTCTCATAGTCAAAAGTTACAGGAGGACCATCAATATCATCCGCCAACTTATACAGGTAGTCCCTGGCCTCCTTGGCGTCCTTGAGCCATATGTTACCATCCTCTGTAAGAGCCTCCGGTAGTGGCTCGTTCAAATACTTTAAAGCCTCCCCCACATCACGTATCAGCATCTCCTCATGAGCTGTGTACAAGTTGTCATCCCGAGTCATACGTACAAATCTAGGATGAAAACTACAACCCACCCAAGCATTCCATCTCCTTATTGGAAGAACACGCCCACGATAGTTAGTTACACTAAACTTGGGCATCTCCGGATGTCCCGCGACCGCCTGGAGAGCCGGGGATCCAAAAGCGATAATCACCTTAGGTTTGATGTCAGAAATGTCTTTGTGTAGTTTAGGAGTACAACACTCGATCTCAAAGGCGCTAGGATCTCGTACAGTGCCATCCGGATTGAAAGGGGGTCTACATAGAACCAAATTTGTACTAATACAGTCTTTTCGAAGGTTGAACCCATGGGCCCGGAGGGCGTCCCCTATCAAGAGCCAGGAGGATCCCAAGGCCGCCCTACCTTCGCGGTCGGACTCTAAACCGGGCCTAAGGGATACGATCATAATACCGGCCCCTCCTTCGCCGTATAGGTCCATCTCCGGCGTACGGCATTGTTGGTCCAGTTTACATGTACTACAATCACGTATCACTGGCTTTTTTGTGGATTGCTTACGTCCAGAGCTGGACTTACTACCAGACCGTTTCCTAGGTTTCCTAGGTGTAGGCTCCACAATATCGCCACCATCCAAAAAGAATGGTTGAACATACCCCATACTACGACCCTTCCTTTGTACTGTCTGTCTCCACGATGTGCATCACATCCTTAGTAAGCCAACGCAACCACCCTATTCCTGGAAAAATGGGAGCCCTAAGGTGTTCCACCCTAACGAACCTAGGACATTTTCCCTCCAAATTAAAATCCAGATAATTGTACTTCCTCACTGTTCTAGAACACGCCAAACCATACTCACTGATATAGGGAACTTGATCAAAACAATCCCTATGTAGACATTTCGCCGTCCTAACTAGACCATTCCCGCTACGACGAACCGGCCTAAAAAAGAAGCAGTCTTTACACTCCTGCATCTTCTAGAACCTCCTCGGATATGTGGATACCCTTCCCACGAAGATTCTCCAAACACTCCTGTAAATACTCATCGTTATGTTCCGGATATGTGGATAATACGGAACCCTTCGGCGGATTCATAACAAAGTCGGAGTAATCACTTCCAATATTCTTCCCTCGGTAAGGTAGAAACGTCCAAACCAAATTCACATTAACCTTATGTTTAGAAATAAGTACGTCTATCACCTTCTGATGATAGAAGTACAACATGGAGTATGGATGACAAAACACGTAGTCCACAGTACTGTGCATCTTACCCCAACCCCTCCCTCGAAGGGCACAACACTCCCTATGTTGTCCTTGAAGCCACTGCTTAGGTAGATGAGACAACAAAGCATGGTGCCACAATCTCATAGTCAACCTCCCGTCAACTAAAAATATGTCCTATAGAATCGTAATACTGTATTGGACACTCCTCCAACACAGCATCAAATTCCTCCTTACTATACCTTCTATCATACCCGTCGCGGAAAGATCGTTTCTGGCGAATGGACTCCGGTGGTACCGCCCATGTAAAACTGGCACAACTTTTTACTCCCGTCTTCCTACAGGGACTACTTGTGTTAAAACCCAACTCCCTTCCCACAGAACCACCTTCCAAGGATTCCTCCTCGGGTTTACTACCACATTTAGGACAAGATTCGTACCATTCCTTATTAAGATGGACACCAGCGTTCCCCGCCTTACACAGGGTAACTCCACAATCCCAACAAAACCAACCGGCCGCGGATCGTTTCCCTACATGTTTCCCATCCATAGTGTAGAAGTTAGTTCCCATCAATGAAACTCCTTACAATACTCCCTGGACACACCCTATGATGTTGCCAGACTCACAACAACCACCACCAATGCAACAAATAGGATGGTGAACAACACCCCCAGTACAATACACCTATCGAACTGCTCCTCCTGTTGGTGTTTTGTAGATGACTCCATACTACTTCTCCTCCTTCTGTTTCCTTTTAGTAAGGGTGATGTATTCAAATTTGTCAGTTTTGAATCCGATAAGACCCTTGGACTTCTCAAAGTAAAACATCCTGGTAGTTTCCAAAACGTCCTTCAACAAATTCAGGTTGACTGTAAACTCCAACTCCTCCTCCGTATCGGATCCCAAGGCAACTGTGTCCACCAGCTGGGCCTTGTTGTGATCCAAGGACGTCAACGTACATGTGTCCCCGTCCACGTTAATCACAGTTTCCTTATCGAACTCCTTTACCTCCTTCATGAAATTCAATTGACGTTCCACCACGGTATGAATACCCTCGGACCTTCTACGGCCGGAGGAAAACTCCAAGGTAGTCAGTTTGTCAAAGTCCGGGAAGTGTGGATTCAAGTCAGGGTAGTCCTCCTGAAGAACCTGCGTAGTAAAGATGGCCCCACACTCATGGCGGAATCGGATAAGCCCGTCCTCCGGATTCAACTCGGAAATCTTGGTAATCTCCTTCTTGTACTTACCAAGAAGACGTATCATCTCCAACGGTAGAATGAAGCGTGTATGTTTATCCTCCAGGTTGTATCGAATGATCCTGTTTCTATCGGTGGCGATCAGCCTTTTCCCGTCCACCAATACAGCCCGTAAAACTCCGCGAAGGTCCTTGGATACACACATACTGGCTTTCAACAACCCAGTACGAAGATCCTCCCCCAAAGTGTGCCAAGCCAACCCGTTGGGATCGTGATCCAGAGCCCCAGGTATCTCCGATAACACACCAAACTCCCCCTTACTCCTCCCACTCTTCACCTGAAGAGAGTTTCCATCCTTCACAAACGAAACCTCCTTGGCCGACATGTCTTTCAATAGTCTTACAAACTCCACCCCAGGAACAGCGGCAACAAAACCGACAGGATCCTCCAAAGGAACCATCACAGAGCATACTCCATTGTTGGCTGTAACTTTGGAGCCTCTCACACCCAGATAGTTGTACTCCTTCACAAGGTTACTGTTTCCAACACAGGATGCCGCGATACTCAATCTATCTACCAGTTCTACTCGATTCATTAGAAAAACGTCCTTCCTTTTAACTCGGATTGTGTTCCCTTTGTGGAGTTAACAAAATTCTCAAAGAAGAGGAAGTTGGCCAAGTTGCGGATGTAGTCATACTTCTCCAGATCCGGAACATTGACCAAAGGATGAAGCTCATCAAAGTACCTATGTACTCTCTCCCGTTCCATGTCAGAGAGACAAAGATCAAAGTGACGTCCCATCTCCCTGGAAACAGCACTACCAAACATGGCATTTGGTGTATCATCAAAAATGGGTTCTCCCTCCAAATCAAACTGAGGAATAAGAACCCTTCCATTGGCTGAATATTGAATCCAGGAGGTACTATCAACACTGTACCATGGGTACCGCTTCATCAACATAAAGGAGGTTACTCCAAAACCGTGGACCTTGGTCTTCAATCCCCGGTTCTCGATCTCACCAAACACCTTATCGCCAAACCGCTCGACGTAGGACTCCCTCGTAAGACCACTACTGGCACCACCACCCACGGCGATATAGGGATACTCCTCGATATATCGGATGAAGTAATCAAACTCCGCGGATTCCTTGTGAATGTCAGCCTGATTGTGTGTATAGTGAAACACCGGAATGGGTGTAGCCCCCTGTTCCTCCATGTACTTCTGGTTCTTCCAAGTCTGCTCTGGATCGCCAATAACATCCAAGTTGGCACAACAATGCCAACGATCCGGAAACTCCTTGATGAAAGCGATGTACCTGTCCATGTACTCCTGTTTATCCTTCGCCGTAGGAACCTGGCCCTTTTTCGTCACAGAGTTGTACCAGGAAAAGGCCCCAGAGTCCAAAAACAATTTGAAGTGCTTAGACTTATTGAATTTGTTCTTTATGGACCCACCGTACCAAAAGGACTCCAAAACATACATCCTCTCAGTCTCAATCATCTCCTTCACCCATAAGTCCCAACCACTGGTATGAAGGGCCCCGGCACAGTATAACCTCTCTAACATATTGTACTATCCTTTCATGTACGGTACGGCGTAACGCTCCGCTTCAAACACCAAATCCGGGTGACACGATCCTTCAAACATATGTTTTACATGGTACTGCATGGCATCCTTGTCATACTCCAGAATATCAATCCCATTGACCCTTAGTGCCAACCATTTCCGAAAACAGGATTTACACCTACCACAATAGTTAGACTCCGTACTGTAGCAGGACACAGAATGTTTAACCAGGGTATACACTGGGTCCTTGAACTTACTATACCTCAAAAACCATCCCACAGCCTGGCTCTTCGTCATACTACCAGGAAGTCCACCACGTACGGAGAAATTCTGATGTGTTTCAGATAAGTGATTGAGTATGATTTCCATACTGGCGTAGGCGGCGGGTCCATTGTCCTTCATGATGTCATCAGCCAACCCGCCTATGAAAACGTTATCTCCATACTTAGTGGCCTGTATGGCCATCAGAAGGTTTCGGTACGGAATGATGGCGAGATGTCCGCGTTGTTGGCGTTCTGACATATTCAAGGAATTGTCTATGATGACGTTGGGAACCAAGGTTCTTACAGCTACCTTCTCCCTCTCCGAGTAATCCACCTTCAAATCGAAGTAAACGCACTTTGGTCTGTCCAGAAACTCCCAGGACACCAATGAATCTATCCCCCCTGAAAACAACAGCACCCTCTTATCTGTCATTGTACCCGCCATCATCTCACCCCTTTCAAAAAGAAAACCGGTAGGGCCCACCCATTAGACCCTACCGGAGCAACTGAACCACCCAACCTACCTAATCGGGGATCATGTCAGTACTGTTGGCCTACTCGGCCTCGTTGGTATTTTCATCGCTCTGGTCGGTTTCACCGTCACCCGGCTCGGGATCATTGTCACCCGTCTCGGGTTCAGCGGCCGCCGCGACTTTCTTGTTCTTACGAAGGACCGACTTGTAGGTCGATCTGGCACGCTTCTTGGCAAACGCCTCATCCTTGTCCAGCTCCTCTTCATAAATCCGCTGGAGCTCGGTAAGGATCTCGTCCTCGGTGTTGCCATCATTCATCATGGCCTGACAAACCTTACGAACTACCGGCTTCTTGGGCTTGTCTTTGTCTTTGGCCTTCTGATCGTCCTTGGGCTTGTCTTTGTCTTTGGCCTTCTGATCGTCCTTGGGCTTGTCCTTGGGTTTGTCTTTGGGCTTGTCCTTGGGCTTCTCCGCCGACTTGGTGTCCTTGGCGTCCGCCTTGCCCTTCTTGCCCTTCTTCTTGGGCTTGTCCTTGGCCTCTTCGGGCTTGGCCTCTTCGGGCTTGGCCTCTTCGGGCTCGGCCTCTTCTGGCTCGGCCTCTTCAGCGGGTTCCTGGTTTTCTACCTGCTCCTCCTCAGGAAGTTCCGGCTCTTCGGGGGCGTCCTTGGGCTCGTCACCCTTCTCGCACAACTCCTTGCACTGCTTGTAATCGTCAGCGTACTCCGTTTCGCACTCCTGACACTCCTTGTTGTCGGGATCAAAACCGGTCCCGAAAACTTCGCACTTGTCATCTTCGGCGGGCGGAGGGGTCTGAGGTTTGTCTTTCTTCTTTGCCATGGTCAACTGTCTCCTAAAATGTTTCACTTAGTACCAAAATTCTGTTTAATCCGGGACCAATCCAACTTCTCCCCACAGCGGGGACAATACTTAAACCAATCACCGTATCCTCGTCGATTATCAAAGAACTGTACTACCTTTTCAACTTTCTTTCCAACTGGCTTAAAAATCGATGTACTGTAGGCCTTAAAGTACTGTACTAACTCTTCACGTTCATTTATCAATATGAGCCGCTTTAGTCCATAAAAATGTCCAATTACGTGGACACAATCTGTAGTTTTTTCACTTTTCCTACTCACCGCCCATCCTCCACATGAGGCCATAATACCTTGTGGATCTGTAGGCTAAAATGTAACCCGGCCCGTACAAATTTCGCCTGAACACCCACCATTTGAGCCAATTGTGTGGCCCACTCCAATTGAAAAGGACCAGGCTCCCCAATTCCAGGGCTGATGTATCGTTTAGCAGGGCATATACTGCTTGTGCTCCGTAAAATGTTATTGAACATGAAATTTACGTCGTCCATATCACAACAAACGAATTTTACGGCGTCATGTTCTGTTAAAATGTCGAAATTGTCCCATACACAAGGGACCTCCACGCCCGAGGAGGGCATTTTCACGTCCATAACGAAACGGAGATTCTTCTTTGGGAAAAGATGGAGTCCATATTGACCAAAGTTAACGGACCCATTTGTTTCCACTGTGATACGGATTTCTGGATTCTTTCGTATCAAACCGGTGATCAGTTCCACCACGGGTGGTCCTTGATACAAGGGCTCCCCGCCCGTAAAAGTAAGTTTCTTTTTGATGACCAGGGTGTTGATGAGACTGTCCACATTGTAGCTGTGCCCGGATTCCAAACTCAGGGCGTACTTTGTGTCACAATAGGCACAGTTCAAGTTACAACCAGCCAGACGAAGAAAAGTGGAAGGCTCTCCCGCTCCACCAAAGGCGTTAGCTTCACCATCAATCGAATCAAAGATACTGTACACCTTCAATTGTGACATCATCAACCCCTTACATGAAAATTCTTTCTGTACACCAACAGATATCTGGTCCAAGTTTCTATGATACAGGAAATTTGAAAAAATTTCAAGTTTTTATTTCAGTACAATTATGGGAAAAATCCAATCAACAACGCGTGGTGGTGAACACCACGCCTACATACCTTCAGGTATGTTTTAAAGGCTATGATCTATTAGTTCCTAATAGACTAAAGACTAGAAAAAAAATATATATCCCTGTCCCCTGTCCTGTCGTCCATGGTACATGGATATATATCAAAAAAAGAGAATGGCGTGGCCAAGAAAATCGCGATTTTCCAAAAAAATTTTTCGCCTTCACGGTTTCTGCGATGATTTTCATTGATATACAGGATTGGCGAAAGGAACTCCTATGTTGATACAGATGAAACTAAGTGACACGGTTTACAAGAGTCTCAAACAAAACGAAGCAGGAGATTGGATCGCCGACATCAACTGTACTGTGAAGATTGGCGCCTCCGTTATGAGGGTCAATACAATCGAAGAACGTTCCAAGAAGCGGGAAAAAACTAAGCGGCGTCGTAATTGGCTCGAGAACCATGGCTCCGATGTGGAAACGGTCAAGAAGCTAGCAGACAGATTCGCTCGTAAATTCCTAAACCAAAAACGTTACGACCTACAAACCAGTGACAAAGAGTATTACAAGTTCGAGGAATGTCACGACCGTATAACGGATTTCTGTAAAAGTACAAGGATGTCGTATTCCGAAGTGGTACGACAACTCTTCACTATGTTGGAGGGTGAGTATATCAACCAGGGTAAACGACTTCGTATTGGGCATCTGATTTCGGATACCACATGGAGAGTGTTGTTTCCACAATATATGAAACAAATCATGCCGGGTTTTGGAACATCCGCACGAAGATCAAAAAGAAAGAACTCCAAAAACTAAATGGGTAAACACGATCTAACGCAACACATACAGGATTGTTTTGTATATCTCAGTATCGTCGATAAACAGTTCCTGTTGGCAACTAAGGGCGTTATTCGACCTGAGTATTTCGATTCAGAAATCACCGAAAATCTGATTTCAATCTGCCAAAGGTACTTCAACCAGTTTGGTAAACCGATTACAAATCACATTGGGGACGAACTATCTCGGTACTTGAACAAACGTAAGGTGGATCCGCTGATCAGGGAGGATTATCTGGCGTACCTACGTAAAATACAACAACTCCATCCGCCGGATTCTCAATACATCCTAAAGCGTGTAGGGGACTTTGTAAAGCGGATTGAATTCCAGGACGCCGCCATTGAGTTTGTGAAGATGGTGGAGTCCGAGCGTTTCGATGACGCCAGAAATTTCATGTATAAAACTCTCCGAAACGATCACATGGATTATGATACGGGATTGAAATACCAGGAAGGGGCCATCCCAACCTACTATTCGGAGCAGGCTGACGAGATACTGAAAACTGGGATCCCACATATCGACGACCGATTGGATACTGTATTTTGTCGTGGGGATTTCATATGTGTTATGGGTCCCCTCAAGGGAACTAAATCCTGGTGCCTGAATCATATGGCGAAAAGGGCCATCATGCGTGGTCTTAATGTGCTTCATCTTTCCCACGAAATCACCTTGGCGGAATTGGAGCGTCGATACGACATGATGATCGGAGCCCTTACCAGAGCCCATGAACCTAAGGATGTAGAATTTATCACTAGAAGTGAAACTGGTGTCATCACCGAAAGAGCCTTCTACTCCGTGGACTCCGTATACAATCTGAGTAGGATACAACACTTCCGAAAGCTAGTACGCAAACGCGGTAGTCAAGTGATTCTAAAGAAATACCCAATGGGTTCCTGTACTATCGAGGAGATAGAACGTCTCCTGGACTACCTGGAAATCTATGAGAATTTCATTCCAGATGTGTTGATCAACGACTACATCGACATAATGAAACTACCTAAATCCACATCTCAACAAAGGGATCAACTCAACGAGTGTTACATACAACACAAACGTATTTGTGATGAACGAAACATTCTCACCTTTACCTGTACACAAGGAAGAAGGGACACAATTGGCAAGGCCCGGTTAACCAAGAAGGATCCGTCTGGTGATATCCGAAAGGGAGCCAATGTGGATATGATGATCGCACTAGGGGCCACCGAAGACATGGCACAAAACAACGCTTGTAGTATGTGGATTGTGGCTAACAGAACTGGAGATGATCAATTTGGGTGCCAAATTCAACAGAACCTGGACATTGGACAATTCTGTTTGGCTAGTTGGCCCATGAGTATAACCGACGAGGACGCCCTGGATGACGACCTGGTGGAAGGAAACGAAGAGGGAAATGATAACAACTTACAAGACCCTCCACCTAGGAGAAGAGGACGCGGACGTAGAAGGGAACGTGGAAGATGACCGACTACAAGAACCTCAAACCCTCCAAACTAAGGAAGATGTTCGCGGACGTGGACTTCATTACAGAACCACGTCATCACCAATTAGTTTCCTTCGCCTTTGGTTTGGACAAAAACAGAAACAGAGTCGCCTTTGTCCACGACGTTGGTACGGGTAAAACCCTTACGGCTTTGTACATGGCTATGTTATGGAGAGCCAAACGAATCCTTGTTGTGGCTCCTAGCTCCATTGTAAGAAAAACCTGGGCACCACAAATCGAACAACACACAACCTGGACATACAAAATACTAGATGGTAAAATCAAAGACAGGATCAAAAAACTTGGTCAGAAAGCCAGAATCTATGTGATAAACTATGAGGGACTTCAATGGATTTACGGTAAAAAGGAATCTCTGATAGATCCTGATACAGAGGAGGAATTGGACAAGAATAGGATTGTAGTGAATCGTCGTAGTTTTGTTGATGACTTTGACTGTATAATCTTCGATGAAGTTCACAAGCTGAAAGGTAGGAAGGGTATACGTCGGAGAATAGCCAAACAACTTACTAAACGATCAACCTTCGTTATTGGTCTTACAGGAACTCCTTTCAATAAGTTGGAGGACTTATGGGCAGAGTATGAAGTATTGGATCAAGGACAGACCTTTGGAAGGAGCTTTTGGGCGTTTCGTGAATTATATTTCAGGCCCTATGGCCCGTTTAAGTGGGTCCCAAAAGATGGGGCGAAGGAGAAACTACTGAAAAAAATCTCCTGGTGTACACTCCGGTATGAAAAAAGGGAATGTTTAGATCTTCCTCCACAAGTATACGAAGTTAGAACAGCTAGGCCCACGAAGGAACAACAGGACGCTATGATGGAGCTACAGGGATACGCGGAGGAAGCCAGGGAGGAACAGAATTTCTTCCTTGCAGGACAATTAGCCCAAAAGGAACAACAAATATGTTCCGGATTCATTCTTTCAAGGGACGACGCTGGTAAACAAGTTACTACCCGATTACTTTCTTTGAAGAAAAATCCAAAAATCCAATTGATGTTGGAAGTTTTGGAGGAAATACGAGGAAAAGTCATTATTGTACATCTGTACATCGAAGAGGGTCGGCTGATAGAAGAAGCCCTAAAGAAACATGGATTCACCTACAGATCCTTACGTGGAGAAATCAAAAACAAGGATACACAATTCTTCGACTGGGCAGAGAAAGAAAAGTACAAATGTTTAGTAATGCACCCGGCCAGTGGTGGAGAAGGAATCAACGCACAGATGGCTAGTAATATGATTTTCATAAACCGCCCTCCTGGGGCCATTGATAATATACAGGTAGAAGGTCGTATACATCGTGATGGACAAATAGAAACTTGTACCTACTTTGATTTGGTACTGGAAGGAACGGTGGATGAAATTACATCCAAAAGAGCAGGAAATGAAAGAGACAACTTGCAGAAGTTTTTAGACATGCTCAGTAGGAGAAAGTATGGCGGCTAGAAGGAAACTGAAACCATTCATTCGTAGACGATTAAAAATCGATCCACCATGTTCAGTTGACTTTTGTAACAAATGGGAAATACAAAGACATATTAGGGACCTCCTAAATATGTCAGAATTCCTGCTCAATGGAATCGAGCTGGAGTTATACAATCTCCGTCGTAAACTAAAATCCTTAGGATACGACAAGGACCACATCGACGAATTCATGGAAGGAGGGGCTAGAGGTACTAGATGGGAACGTCTGATACCAAGAATGCCCAGGGAGTTGGGGGATATGATCGAGTGGAAAAAGAATAAACATCGTTGGGAAAAGTAGGAGCTTTAAATGAGTATGATCGTTTGGTCAAAACAACAGTGTGTAGATCTGGAAAAGTGTAATGGGTGGTACGCATTCAAGAATCAAATCATCTTCGATCAGCAACTATCCCTATGCCAAATTCTGTTTACCTTTATGACAGAACAGGAGGCCCGGGCCGCCTATTTGGAGATTATGCATAAACTACAACCGGGGATGAAATTGTATCTAGACAACGTTCTAGAATTGGATTCCCCATTCGGACCCGTGGAAAACTCCCCATGTGAAGGAGACTGTGATGAGTGTGACTATGGTACAAGTAACTGAAAACGCTGAAAAAGTTATTGAAATAGCTGGAAGGGGGGCCTATGATTCCGCCCCTTCACGATGCCACTCGGAACGTGAAAAATTTATCAAGGGACTGATACGACGAGGGCATGAATCCGTGTTGGAACACGCTTCCGCCACTTTTCACATAGAAGGAGTCTCCCGTGCTATGACACATCAGTTAGTACGTCATCGGTTGGCCTCCTACACTCAACAATCTCAAAGGTATGTAAAGTGTTCCACCACTTCACAATGTCCTAATTACGTTGTTCCTTCCCCCTTGCTGGTGGATTCGGACAAAAGTAAATTGGAGTTGTTTGAGAGTTGCATGAAGATATGTATTGACACCTACAACGCCCTATTGGATAAAGGTGTGAAAAAGGAGGATGCTCGTTTTGTTCTCCCCAACGCCTGGTTTACAAAAATAACAGTAACAGCCAACTTTCGGGAGTGGAGACACATTCTGAAACTTCGTTGTGACCCTCACGCACAGTGGGAGATACAGTCGGTGTGCAAAAAGATTCTGCATGTATTGTACGGTGCGGCCCCCAGTTGTTTTGAGGATATCTTCGACATGTACTACATCCGCGGCAACGATTAAATGGAAAACCGAGAAATCATAATCGAGTTGTTGGAAGATTACGGCATTCAATACTGGCTGTCCGGTAAGAATGTGTCGGAGGGTTCCATCAACGTTAGATGTCCACTTTGTGATGATCATAGTAATCACTGTGGCATCTTTATTGAATCCCTCCTCTTCAGTTGTTGGAGGTGCCGTGACAAAGGACACTTGTCCTACCTGATGTCTGTACTTACAGAGGATAGTAGGTCCTATTTTGAAAGAAAGATCAAGGCTAAACAGACACGCGGAGAAAGGGGCCAGACCGCCCTGGACGTTATTAAGGGCTTAGTATACCCAGAAGAGGATACTTACGAGGAGGAGGACCAGGAGGACCAGGAAATTACCCTTCCAGCGGGTTCCAAACCCATTACTACCAATACCAGTAATGAATTCCTAAACGCCTTCCTTCGCAAGAGGAAAATCAGTATCAAAACCTGTGTGGAGTATGAAGCCCACCTTTGCTTCTCCGGGGAATATGCCTACAGAATGGTAGTTCCCATCTACCTTCAGGATAAAATGTTGGCGTTTCAAGGAATGGACCTTACAGGTAAATCTCCACAGAAGACAAAAACATCCTCCACTAGTATCAATGATACGCTGTACTTGTTTGATGATCTCATACCACGAACCCCTCTTCTTCTCACAGAGGGTCTACTGGATAGCTGGAGAATGGGAAAGGGTAGTACGTGTACATTCGGGACCCATATCACCAAGGAGCAGGAACGTCAAATCAGAACTTTACAACCATCCGAGTTGATTTTCCTTTGGGATGGGGACGCCTATTGGTTGGCCAAAAAAATGGCCCGATCTTTTCGGATTTTCGTTGATAGAATAAAGGTGGTAAGATTCCCGGAGGACGACGATCCTGATAGTTTTGGATTCGCCAACACCAGGAAACTTATAGAACGGACGGAGTACTTGAAAGGGTAATGATGAAGAATCCAAACAGGAACTCGACGGAATTACGGGTGAAGGATGTTACTCCAGCCAACGAGGAAAGAATAGAACAACTGGAATCACAAATCACACAACTAAAATCCACCATCCGTGATTTACGTTATCAATTGGGAAATCTAGTTGATCGATTGAGAATTCTTGGAAACCACACCATATAAAGGAGGCTAGTCATGTTTGAAGTAACAGTATCGAATGGTAGAAAATTTCATATTGTATTTGAAGTTCGGCGGAAGACAATTACCAATATCCTCTCCAAGAAGGATCCCAAACGTCCCCGCCCCACCCTGGAGAACCACCGAACAGACACCATCTGCCGGATAATGGACGCCGAAACTGGAAGGGAGGTATGGTCCGCTATGGCCAAACTACATCCCAACGATTCCTACAACAAGTTCACTGGTAAGAAGGTGGCCTTAACAAGGGCCCTACACGATAGGTTCCCAAAGGACGATAGAAAAGCCATATGGAAAGCCTTCTTCACTTACGCCGCGGAACGTGGATTAGGTTTTGTATCCGCGGCCTAGCGTTGCCTCATAATAAACAGTGGATGGAGTCTTTTACATTAATCGTCCCCCCGACTACCATATTGGGATAAGGACAAAAACGATGCTCAGAAGCTCCGAAGAAAATGATAGCAAAGCTAATAGCTAGGTGTAAGTTCTTTGACAATCTCATAATCCTGTATTCAGGAGATGAATACAAGCTGGTTGGTGCAAGGCCAACTGATTCTCTCTATGCAATCGCAACAATGTCATCCACTGTTTATTTTTTCAACTACAAAGGAGCCATCCATGTCAGATAATACTGGACAAGAAAAAGCCAATGAAATGTACCGAGGAATAGCCGTCGCCACTATACAATTCCTACAGGCCCTAGGAGAAGATCTAAACAACCAACACTTCATGGATACCCCGGAACGAGTCGCCAAGGCCTGGGTGGAGTACTTCGGTCGAGGATACATACAGAATCCCGAAGAAATTCTCACTACTACATTCTCGGAAGAAGCCTACGACCAAATGGTAGTAGTAAAGGACATTCACTTCACCAGCTTCTGTGCCCATCATATTGTTCCCTTCGTTGGAAAGGCCAAAATAGGATACATTCCTAACAAGAATGTAGTGGGTATCTCCAAGTTGGCCCGGTTACTGGATAGCTTCGCCAATCGCCTCCAAATACAGGAACGCCTTACTAATCAGGTGGCACATTGTCTCTTCAATAAGATGGAACCGAAAGGAGTGGGAGTTGTAATTGAAGCCGAGCATTTCTGTATGTCCAGAAGGGGTGTACAAAAGCCTGGCAGTATCACAGTTACAAGTTGTATGTTAGGGGCCATGAAGGATAGTGCAACAACACGCCAGGAATTCTTGAACTTCTAGCCTAGGGTGGGATCGTTTTTCACCCTAACCTTTATCTCCCTCAGTATAAGGCCCTTTTCCAGCGGAGGAGGGCCTTTTTTCACGATTTTTCACCCTATTTTCAGCCCTCCAGGGCCATTAGGACGTATTTATGAAAAAATCCGGAAAATACGGAGATTTCCCTTGATTTATGTACAGCAATAGGTTAGAATACATAATGTAGGATAAGTAATAAGTTATTTGAAAATTAAATAAGGTCGGTTTTAGGAGGCAGATAGATGAGCCAATCCGATCTTTGAAAAGTGAATAATATGGAGGCCGCCAAACCAAGGTCTTGAAATTGAGGGCCGAGCGATCGAATGACGCCGGATGTGGGGTAGCCGCAAACCGAAGCCAGACATGGTAGGATCGAAACAAACCCGAAACCTTTAACAGAGAAGTGATGATGTTGAAAGTACGTAGAGTAAAGGTATTTCTTCCGAACCTGGAAGAAAAGTCGGATGTGTACTTAACGGACACCCAAAGCGGTCGTTCCATTAAGTTTCAGATGGATCCGACTCAAGCGAAGGATTTTGCTCCGGCAATGAGAAGGTGGTTCCGTCGGAGGAACGTCCGCAGTTTTGAAGTACAACCAGATTAACGATGGAGAAAACAAAATGGCAAAGTACAAACCGATGGACAGTAATCAAGCCAAATTGTGGCTTGAAGAAATGGGGATGCCGCCGGATCAGTATGAGCGGTTGTTGGCGTACATGCGTACCCGCACAGGACTGGATTGGTACATTGAAAATCGTGAACTGTATCAACAGCCAGGCAAAAAAGATGAAGGACGTTTGTATTTGTATGCCAAGGACCTTACACGGGATGAACTCGGGGCCTTCTATTGGGTGATTGAAAAATGCACACCTAGTATCAGCCTCTTCATCAACAAAACCAAAAAGCAATGGAGAGCCACCCCCTCCTTTTCCTACGAACATCCTGGTGGTGGAAGGAATGGTTGTAATGTTAGGTTTGAAGTGTACGGCTCCTGGCGTACTGGTATATTTCATATGGAGGAATTTGCGGCCCGCCTGTAACATCCACGTAGTTAAGTAATTGAACATCCAACCCAAACGATGGAGAAAACAAAATGATCACCGAAATCAATCGACAGACCACCCGTATGCTGGTGGAACAAATCAACATGGCCCTCAAAGAGATTGGGGAACGCCACGGTGTAGTGATTCAACAGATGGGAGGGGCCCGCTTTTGTCCCACCGGATTTACAATGAAGATCCAGACCTCCGTTGTTACCGAACATGGTATAATGACGGAACAAGCCAAAAGGTTCCGAGCGAAAGCCCCTCTGTGGGGTCTGAAACCCGACGACCTCGGGGCGGAATTCACCAGCCCCTCCAGTGGTAAGAAGTTCAAAATCACTGGTGCCAGTCGTGGGCGGACGTACCCCATCCTGGCGGACGAAGTGGGAACAGGGAAGTCATTCAAATTTGGTACTGACTACATTCGGATGGTGTTGGGAAGGGAGTTCAAAAATCTTATTGTGACGGAGCATCGACCATGAAACTCATTTCAGGTGTCGATTACGACGTGTGGGTTGTAATGCCTACGCGTAGGTTGATGAGGTGTACCATGGTGTATTGCGGAGGGTCCATGGTGGATAACAACGGTCACCACGTGGCCTTCGGAAATTGGTGCAAGGGTCTATGGCCTAACCGCCTCACAATTTGCAGTATGTCAAAACACCGTACAGTCATCATTCCGATCCCTGGTACGGGAAGAAGTGATGGGTGTACCTTTACGGATGATGGAGAAATTGTCCGGAAAGGAGAACCATATGCAACAGTTGCAAGGTAAAGTGTCCCTTTTACTAGTTGACCACGGGGAGGAATCCTACGCTTGTCTTCGTATCGTGGATGGATCCAGTCGCACTCACATCCTGGAAGCCAAGATACCCCTACTCAAGTTGGGACAACTGATTTTGATGAACCGAGAGATTGATGGTATTGATCTCGATATGTATATTGAGGGCTCTGATCGGTGGGGTCTGGTTCTTGAAACAAAACAAGTGGAGGTGACCCTTCCCAGGGATCACTTTATGTGTGATAACAAACTCGACGAAGTATTGGAGAAACTGAAGATACACGAAGTGGATGGATGGAGTTGTTGTTGCGATGTTGTAAAGCATCTCTCCAACCACCACAACTGGGGACGCGTTAAAGACGGGCAGATGACAGTAAAGTTCCCTTTTCACCGTTTTGTTTGATTTTTTCGATTTTATTTCCTTGACCGTTAGTTAGTTTGATATTAGAATGACGTAACCAACCAATTTAACCTAATGATGATGGAGAAAAACGATGGCTAGTAATGAAACGATCAGTGTAGTACCCGAACGCGGTAGTGAATTGACAGGCCTGATGGATGCTGAGGCCTTCGCCCGGAAATGTGAACCGTTCAATCGAGCGGAACAATTCGACGTGGATGTGGCCGAAGGGGCCCAGTTCTCCATATCCGGAGAGAACCGCGTCCACTTCCAACAGGGAGACGTTGACCTGGAGTTTGACGGCCCTGCCCTTACAAAGATGGCGAGCGATGTAGGTTTCCCGAAGGCCTACCTGAAGAAAATCAAGGAGGACGACTATCCGACGTTGGTCCTTCCCCACTTGAACCACTGGTACATCTCAGGAATGATGGATCAGATGCTTCGCTTCATCGCGGTGGACAACGTGGTTCAAAGTATCTCCAAGAATGCCAAAGAGTCGGTGTCCATTATGAAGATGGACCAGCTTCAAGAAGTGGCGACGGAGGTCATTGGGGCCGAGCGTATCCTCGGTTACCACAAGGTGTACCCAGATTGGAAGAAGTTCCAATTCGCCATTGTGACGGACCACCAGTTCACGATCAATACAAACTCCCCACAGCGTGAACTGTTCGCGGGTATTCAGATACGACACAGCCCGCTGGCTGAACGATCCACCACGGTGGTGGCCTATGTGTTCGCCCAGTGGTGCTCCAACGGAGCCATTACGATGGACAAACTCGGTAGTTGGTCCTTCCGTCGTGGCAACGGTGATGATGACTTCCGCGGTTGGTTCCGTAAAACCGTGGAATCCTCCGAGGTGGCGATCGAGAACGAGCGTCAGAGACTTCAGTTGATGGCCGACACCCGAACCACTCCCGAACATGTTGCGGAGACGATTGAGTCCACCATGCAATTGGCCAGGATTCCAAGCGTGCTCCAAACCCAGATCCGCGATGCCGCGGTTAACAGCCCTCCTGAGACGTTGTACGACGTGTACAACCTCATTACGCGGGTGGGTACGCATAGTGAGTACCTGAGTCCGGCCACCGTCCGTAGGATCGATGGATTGGCGTCCAGCCTTTCCAGCCACGCGGACCTGTGCCCGACCTGTCACAGACTTCAATAGAATCTTACTCCATCGTTCAGGGCGGTGAGGACCTTCTCCCTCGCCGCCCTATTATTCATTTAGCAAAGGAGTTATGAGAGAAGAAGAAAACACCCACCCATATTACCTACCGAAAGGAGCATTGCCGATGGCTACCGAACAAGGCAACACCCAAACCATGGAGGAGTTTATAACCTCCCTCACACCCAGCGTTGAAAAGATCTCCAAAGTGTATCGACATAAGGTACGCGACCACGCCATTGACGCGGACGACTTGGCCCAATCCGCCCTCCTCAAGATATGGGCCCGCCAGGAAAACTATATGAACCGGAGAAGGTCCAGGAGGAACTGTGCCATCCGTGGTATCAATAACACGATGGCTTGTATCATGAAGGCCTCCTACAATGGTCCGAACGTCCATGCCATAAGTGACGAGATGTATTCCGTCCTCCCCGACTCCAAAGCGGAGGAGGGATCCTTCAGTGAGATCCTGGAGTGTCTTACTTCAGCCCAACGCCAGTATGTTGTATTCCTTCTGGATCCTCCTACCGAGTATGTGAAAGCCACCGAGGGTATGAGTTTCCGCCAAAGCCTCCGTGTACTGAGGGATTGGGTCGGAATGTCCAGGAGGGAGGAACGCCAATTACGTCAATCAATAGTTAAGGATGTACTGTCCCTTCAGGGATAGAAAGGAAACTGATCAATATGGTACACGTATATCAATTCAAACATGGAACTCAAGGAGAGTTGATTTATCGAGGGAACGCCGACAACAAGGTCCAATCCATGACCATCACAGAATCCCCACGAGCGATGTGTTCAATTGAACCGCTGCGAAGAAAGAGGATATGGTACATTGAATCCGGAGGACAGCGGTGGGAAGTGATTCCACAGGATAAGATGGGACGTGTCGTGGATCCGGAGAGACTGGATCACACCCTACTGAAGGATCTTTCCTACAAGTTGAGTATCTCCAGTGGTTGGACCATTTCCTGGAGGGAATTCTGTATCATCATTCGTCCAAAGGAGGGAAACTAGTAATGAGCGAAGAACTTCTTATGACCCTGTGTCTAGGTAAAACGCCTACACAGGAACAAATCGAAGACGCCCTGTACGACATGTGTGACAGGGAACACTCCAGTTGTAACTCCTGTTGTTACGTCTACGCCCTCAATGGAGGAAAACCTCCTGGAAATGATAAACCGTTCAAGATCCTCCGTGGATGTGATTGCTTCAAGAATGGAAAGGCCATGCTGGAATTCATCCGGATGAAAAAAGGGATGTCCTCACCTTCCTACCCTGTGTGGAATCACAAACATTTCCGAAATCTTCTGAAGAACTTCAAGTGTGTAGTAAACGACTTGGAGCCAGGAAGTGCCTGGGACTTAAAAGGGTTCCTTGTACGTCCAAGACCACACTCTGACGCTATTTCCATTCGTCCTTTTGCAGATCCCAGTAGTCCAGGAGCCAACGAACAAAGAGACAACCAGGAAACCCACGCTGTGGAGTTAAGGACGGTCGGTAGTTGCCAAGGTGGACTTCAAAGTGAAGACACGGAAGTACAACAACTGTTCCTGACAGTACTCAACCTACTGAAGAACCTTGGATTCCGAGTCATCTCGGAGTACCATGAGATTTTCTAGAAGGAGCCAACATACCATGACTCTGACAGAACAACTGAAAAACAAACTCAAGAATGCCATAATCCTACATGGACGAGTGACCGGACGGTTACCTAGTAAGGGACTGGTGGACCTCTGGATCGTTCGGTTGGGATTGAAACGACAATAGTGGATGGAGGAAAGGAGTTTAACATGATCAAGATATGGAAGAGGAGTGAAATACAAGAAGTCTTGGAACAGTTACCCTGTACTTTCAAGGAGATTGAAAGAGGAGGAGATTACGATCTTCCTGGATTCCGTGTGCGGCCAATAGGATCCCAGGAATGGATCGATATCACACCCTTCAAGGATCCATTGGAGGATCCCGAACTCACCGGCCTGGATGACGTCGAAGTACACTCGATCGAGTTACGTACAGACGGCGACTGTCGTGGTGGGTTGCAATCCTCCAATCCGAATGTCTGTGGGTTGTATGCCCAAATCAAGTGTAGGTTAACACAACTTGGATTCCGCATCATAAACACCTATGAGGAGATCTTTTGATGTCGAGTCCAATACAATTCAAAAAACAGCCCGGTGAAATATACCATGTTTTCATTGATGATTGCAAAGTAGGGGAAGCCCATCGTACTGTGTACACAAACGAATGGGAGTTCCAACTGAGTCCTGCCGTACAACTTGCTGGAAGTATGGCCCTCTCCATTGAACTCAAGATAGCCCTACTTAATGAACAGGAAGAGGATACAGAGGAGTTATGATGCCAGAACCTACCAAAACAAGAGAAGGTTACCTTCTAATGTGGCCAGAGAGTCATGATGAAGTTCACATAGACCTGATATCCCAGAGACAGTATGACCAGTATCTGGAACTTGCCAAGGGTTGGGATCAGGATCCTGTGGCTGCCAAACAAAGGTGTAGGGAATACCTGGATTCCATTACACCTATGGAAAGGTGGTTCACGATGTATGCCTGCCAGGAACCCTGGCCTTACAACGATGTCGTTATTCTAGGAACCTTGTGTTTTGATATGTGTTAAAAAGGAGATTCTAACATGTTGGTGAGATGGCAATTCAATGATGGATACGCCGGAAAGGCCCGTCCACAATACACTACCATTAACGACGATGATCTGGCCGAATGTGAAACTGAAGAGGAACGTCAGGAACTGATACAGGAGGCCGTGGAAGAAGACTTCAACAACAAAGGATTCTCCATTTTAGAAACAAACTAACAGGAGAAAACATGTTACGTATATCAATGTCCGTGGCGGTCGCCAAGAAAAAGATGTGTCCATTTTTGGAACGAACCTGTCTCGTCACAGGATGTATGTTTTGGGTGGAACAGAGACAGAGTACCAAACCGGAGGAATGTGATGGATTCTGTGCCCAGGTGAATGCCTCCATAGCCTCCTTGCCTAGTACTACTACAACAGCCACCATTCCTTCCACCACTCCTCAGGATACCACTGTATCGCCCGCCCCAGGTAGTCGTCGACGTCGTCGGCGTCAATTCATTTAAAGGGAAAGGAAGGGGACGCCCAAATCGACGTCCCCAACCCAGGTAGAGGGATGAGTGCTATTTTCCGATCCCAGGCCGCCCCTAGGGGAGGTTTTTTACTTGCCCCTAAGCCCTTAGGTATCAGCCCTTTCCCGACCCTAGGAGGGGCCCAGGAGGGGCCCAGGAGGCCCATACGCCCTAGGAGGGCCCTAGGGGTTGCCCCATATGCCCTAAGCCCTAGGAGGGGCCCAGGAGGGGCCCAGGAATCCTATTTTGGCCTCATTATTGTACCGCTGTAGGAATCCATATTGACATTGACCCGGGCCTTGAGTCCGGCGTCGTAATCCCACACAAAACCCAGCCCAGCCCGCTTCTGCCAATTGAAGGATTTCAAGCGATGCCATTCATTGGGTGGAGTAAGTCCAGGGAGGAACTCGATACTCACTCCTTGTTCTTCCATCATGGACGGTTTGGAGGATCCTTTCCTGTGTTGATCTCCTAGATGCCATTCACGGTAACATGTGCTGGCCCAAATGTCTCTACACTCGTTTGCCATCAAGGCCGCCAATCGTACAGTGTTCTTGATACTGTGTCCGTGCTCGAACCCAATCAAGTTAACACCATACTTGTGGAACTTGTATGGGCTGGCGTCACACAGTACTTCCACCTGACAAAACTGATGGTAGTACGCCTGTAACAATCGTCCCATTGTGAAGGCACTTTGTCGATCGTGATTTCCAGGAACAGTAATGATCTTTAGTGGGGCCTCCTTCCGCAGTCGTTCAGTAATCCATAACACCAACTTCTCCGCCCTGATGTAAATGTGTTGCCAGGCCTCCGCCTCACTTTGGTTCGTACCTTGTGTAGTACAACCCCATACATTGTCCACGTGCAGGAAGTCGTTTCCGAAGGGAAAGATGATCTTTTCAAACGGACCGAATGGCTTCACGTCGGCCAGAACATGTTCAACCATATCCTTCACGGTTTGTTCACATTCATCCATACTCCAGTTGTGGTCGGATCCTCCTTTGTGACATCTCAAACCAAGATGAGGATCGACCACGGAGATCTCCAATTGTCTCCTCGGTTTTTTGGGAATCTTGAACTGATAGGGAGTAAGTGTTTTCTTCCCTTGTTTGGATAAGTCCGTGAGTAGGACCTCCATGGCTCGGACTTCCTTTTGTTTTCTTCGAAGCCACACCTTCACCTGGTAGTTGGTGTAGGTTCCCACTTCGTCATCCAACCGCACAGTATCTCCACTGGACGTTTGTTTGTACTTCTGGAGCTTGGTGGTTACTTCCCAGGAGTTGACAATGTATCTGTCGATCTCCCATACATCGGTATCCACCTCGGCGTATCTCAAGGCCTCCTCGGCTGTTCGAATGTGAAGAGATCTGGTAGTGACACTACCAGTATCCTCCTTGTAATTCTTTTCACATTCCGTAACTGGAAGTTTCTCCTCTTGAGTAACAACACCAGGGGCCTTTCCGTCCTTCACCTGTTTGATCATTTTAGAGAGGGTTTGTCTGTGTACACCAAACTGATTCGCCACCTGTATGATGGGCTTCGGAAGTTTTCCGGAGGCGGTCAGATTTTTCTGAATGTACTTCAGGACCTTTTGTTCGATTTTTGGATTTAGTTGTGGCATAGCTATTCCTAGGTGTAACCTCGTTTACTGGCCCAACTCCGTAACGATAAATCGTTCAAACTCCTTTGTAGATCGAAATACTTTCTTTCCCATGGTCATGATCCACGGATGAAGATGCTGGTTGTTCAAACAAATTATGTAGTGGTGTTCTTTCAACATCCCCTGATAAATCTCCATCGGAGTTCCATAGGAATACACTGGACGATTGAATATCGTCCACCATATTCTGGAGAACCAGTTAGTGGAACAGTGCTTTCTATCCAGCACAAAGGAAACAATACCATCCGCTTTGCAGATGGCGGCCAAATCGGCCTCCACCAACTCCTTACTCTTGAACAGGTTTCCATGAAAATCCCCCATCCCCTCTTCGATATCAAACAAAGGATTCAAAAACCGAAGGGAGGTTTCCTTTTCCACCCTCAGTTGCCATTGACGAATCACCTTTTTTGCGGCCGTTGGATGTGCGAGATAGAATTTCATGTTATTTGTCCTCGGATTGATCAGACTCCTGGGCTTGTTGTTTCTCGCCGGCCTCCTGTAACAATATGATAGCCAACAAGGAATACACGGCGTTATCCATAAGCGTATCCTCTACACCCTCTCCCTTTACAAGGAGATTTCCCTGTTTGGCGTAGGATTCCAAACGACTCCACTTGTCTTGAAGACGAACCAACACGCCCATGAATGGTTCCAAACCCAGGCGGGTGGAGGACCTCAAATTCTTGAGAGGATCATCTGTTCCCGCATAGTCATGATTCTTCTCACTATGCAGTTTTGCCATACCGTCCAACAACTCATAGAACTTTGGATGTCCATATCTCCTCAACTTTTCCTCTTTACACGGATCTTCTTTCATTTCTTTATACCTTTCTTGTCGTTACACGTCCATTCTGTCTACGGAACTTCCTAGAAGCCTGGTAATGAACTATCACAGGACTTTCCACTGTACGCATGTAGTCGAAAATAACACAGTACTCTTCAGGAAGATTGTGGAACGGTTTGGTTCCAATGGCTTTCACCAAAGCCACCTGATCCCACATCCTGTCATTCTGCCGACAAATACGAATCCATTCATCCACTAATGTTCTGTTTCCTTCTGTGTTTCTAAAAAAGATGGTACCACTCAACATCTCAGGTTTGTGATTCTTCCTGGCGTATTTGGAATGATCCAATACGTGTACAGCGATATCACATGTTAAATAGTGAAACAGTTTGGGATCCTGAATCACCTCAGCATCACAATCCAAATACACTACATTCTTGTCAGGATACTCCTCCATGATTTGACGAATGAAAGTAGGTTTGTATTGCATGTTGGTATACCAGCTACCACGGTTCTGGATGGCTCTGATATCGTAATCCAGGTTCCATGTCTCCAAGGTCTTTATCAGATCCTTGGCCATATCCTCGTAATCCGTGTTGAGAGTATAGTAACCACAAACGATGTAATTCATTTCAATTTATCCCTAGTCCACACTTGTCGAATGTGGTAGTATGGTAGCTTCTTTATTGTTTGTAGATCTGGCCCCACCAGGATAACAAATCCTAGATCCTTTAACAAGGCGTTGATTTCCCTTTTTTTGCGACGGTACTTTTCCTCGATAAACAAAGGACTTTTCCCATGGATCACGATGTCAATTATGTTAGTACGTGACAGGATATCCACTGTGGCCTGTGTGTCGGTAAAAATGTCGTACTCCCCACCCTCACAGTTGCATTTCAACAGGTCCAGTAATTCGATCTTGTAACGGGCACAAAAGTGTTTCAGTGTAAGTGTCTCCACTTGTTCTACTCGTGTTTTGGATGACTTCTTACTCTGGGCGAAACTCTTGTACAAACTATTGGATTGGGAGGACTTGGTCCCTTCATACTTAGGATGATCCACTATAAACAAGTCCCGTTTACCTTCCTTGGAGGATATGGCACAGTTAACTGGATGTACCTGGCGACATTTCCTATATCTCCTTTCCAAGGCGGAGTAATTCCGTTTACAGGGCTCTATGGCATGTATTGTGATTCCTCTGTACCAATCCACGTACTGTTGAAGGTACACACCATCAAAGGCCCCTATCTCCACCATGTTGATGTGTTTCTTTTTCAAACGGCGGAGTTGTAGCTTGATCAGATCGTCGTAATTAAAGAATGGCATGTAACTTCCTACTGTTTCTTGAATACCAGCATAAGGTTGGCACTGTTACGGAGTCTGGCTCCCTCGTTTTTGTAAACCAAGGATTCCTCCAATAAATCATACTCTGGGAAGGCTTCCTTGATCATTTTGGAGGTTACATACCTTTTGTGGAAGGAATGTTTCTCGATGGCTTCCTCTTTCTCGGGCACAGTGATGATTAGTACTCCACCCGAATCCAGCATGGAATCCAAGTTGCGGACCGCCACATGAAATCCTTGCTCTGTAAGATGCTCTAACAATTCGGAGCATACAACAGCATCCGCCTTGGGCCAGGCCTTCAATGGTTGTTTTGTGATGTCTTTGATGAAGGTATTAAGTCCCAATCTCCGACATTCATCAACACACTTCACGCTAATGTCGAATCCGATGGTTTTGTACTTCATCTTTCGAAGAAGATAACCCAGCCGGCCTTTGTAGCATCCCACATCGATCACCAGTTTCCGTTGTCGTCTGGAAGACTTGGGTGGAACTAACTCCTCTAAACGGGAGGCGATGATTTTGTGACGATCGTTAACTTCAAGATTTTTTGGCATTTTGTTCCTCTAGGGTTTGTACGTTGAATTCGTATACACCATTTCCAATATGTTTTGGAAAGGTCTCCGACACAGTGGCTACTTTAGTGGTAGAATCGTATTGTGTGACTACCCATCTTTCGTACTTTTCAATGTTTTCGGGGTTTTGTTTACGTCCCAGTCTACAAAGACACATACATTTGTTTTTGGCTTTGAGAGGACACACGTCACAAGTAGAAACACTGGAACCTAAAGAATCCAATGTTACGATACGAAGTGAACTAGGGGAGGACCAAGGAGTTTCCTTTTCCAAAAGGTTAACGCCTATTAAAGCAGCCCCAATGGTACCGCCTAACCTTTTTAAGAAGTTTCTTCTATCCACAAGTACACTCCTAAACCCATACTTTCACCTACATATATCATGTAGACCAGATCAAGAACCTATTTTTGTGCCTCCAAGTAAATGGACCACTCCGCGTATCTCTTGAAATCCTTTCCATCAAACATGGAATCCTTTGTATTATAGTCCCTTTGCACAATACCCCGAAAACCTGCCCCCATAAAAAACTGCTTCAGGGTTTCCGCGTCAAAACACATTTTGTGACCATGGCGCATGGCACCCTTTACTACTCCATCCCTGGAATAGAACCAAGGCATTAACTTCCCTAGGGCCGTTTCCGGGAAGGTTTTGTCACCAGTCGGAAGATCCTTTCGCCACAACCAACGTGGATCGTTCAAGTAATGGAAACAAGCCAACCGAAAGTCAGGAACTACCACCCGAATCCTTCCATTGGGCTTTAGGGTACGATAGAATTCCTTCAATAAACCCGGTAAAATTCCTGGGTCCACATGTTCCAGTATCATGGAACAGTAGTATCCATCCACACTGTCAGAATTCAATGGGATAGGCTCCGTGCTGTTTACGTCATAGAGGTAGTCCGCTTTTTTCGGATCTACATCCATTACCTTCCAGTTATCCCTAACCTTGTCAGAAAAGTTTTTGAATCCCTTCGCACCACCTACGTTGATCAGTAACATCCTAAACTCCTCCTCATTTTCGTAATTTGTCACGAATCGGAATTTCATTCGGGAATACAGTCCAATCACCGTGTCCCATGGCAATTTCTGTATCCCGTACATACTTCACCAACTTACGAACGCCTTCAGCCTCAATACTGGCGGCCTGATCAGATCCATAAAAGGACCGTCCAGGAGTAATATGAAATTCAATCATCTCGGCCCCAAGAACCACCGTGGAGGCCATGTGAAATACACCAGGATGATGATTGGAAAAACCAATCTTCCAGTGTGGATACTGCTTCTTCAGGGTGGTAATGAACCGGAGATTCATCTCATGCGTGGCAGTAGGATAGGTGGAGGTACAAGCCAGAATGTACTCCACCTGACCTCCTAGATATTCCAGAGCCTGATCCAATTCATGTTGTAGTGACATTCCAGTGGAAAGGATCACTGGAATTCCAGTTTCCCGAATCTTCTCCAACACTTCAATGTTTGTTAACATCGCGGAAGCCACCTTGATGTACGGAGGCTCGAACTGTGTTAGGAATTCAACAGACACACGATCCCAAGGAGAAGCGAACCATGGTATCTGTATACTGTTACAGAAGGCATCAATGTCCACATACTCCGCCTCCGTGAATTCCAAACCCTCCTTTTGGTGTCGATTCGTTGTTCCCCAGGGGGACTCCCTCGGTTTGTCTAACTCTTCCTGAGTGTACACCAGACCCACGGTCCTCTTTTGGAATTTGACGTAATCACATCCGGCCTGTTTGGCCATACATATCATCTGTTTCGCCAAATCCACATCACCATTGTGATTGATTCCAATGTCAGCAACAATCTTACAGCTCATAGTATTCTCCTACCCTCCCTATACACCGGTAGGCACTCCCCAATAGTGACATTTCTTCCCACAATAATCCAAATCACATCGTCGCCCCTGGATGTGCTTGGCTAACATGTACTGTCGTTTTTCTCCGTACCACATATCATAAAGGGATGTTTCGTTTATATTACCCAGAACGAGATCCCCCTCGGGATCATAACGTACACAACACGAAACATCCCCCTTGTAATTGATCGCCAACCGCGTAAACATGTCCCAACAAAAACCTGCCTCTGGTTTGGTGGGTTCCTTGCGGTAGTTTACACTACCTCTTGGGTCGTGAAGAGTACGTCGTACAATCTCCAAACCCAAATCAGTATACCATTTCTCCTGTTCTGGAGGGATGTTACCTATCAATCTGGCTGTAACAAACGGCCGCTGATCCCCCTTCTTGTCAAGAAACCCCTCCAAAATGGCGTATTGTGCGTCCGCCTCCGGATCATTCTCAAATACAGACACGGATAAAGTATCCAGTTTTCCTATGATTTCATCGTGTTTTCGAAACAACAACTTCCCGTTTGTAACAATGTTTGTAAAGTGTCTCACATTGAAACAGGCCGCGGCGTGCCCAAAATGTGGATACACCAGCGGTTCTCCATTGTTGTGTAGTTGTACCAACAGGCCCGGAGGAAGTTCATTTGCGATCTTGTAAACGGTCTCCTGAGTCATGTCTCCTTCTTCTTGGGGCCCGTGCAAACGTTCACGTTCCCGACGTCCACACATCCAACAGTTTTTGTTGCATCTGGACGTCAATTCTACGTTAACATTACACAAACCATGAAGTGGTCTCACGTCGTCAAACATGGTAAACACCTCCTTAACCTGGAGGATCCCTCCTCGGACCAGGACAGGGCCATCCGGGCCTCCTGGGCCCCATACACCCACCCTACCATATGTCCCAACCTCCGTCCACGGAAATCTCCTGCCCAGTTAGATAACTGGAACAATCACTACACAAGAAAACAATCAACCCCACCAAATCCGCCGGATGTCCAGTTATATTCAGTGGGGACTTACGTTCTAGTCTGTTGAGAAAATCCTGATCATGATCTAAATCAACAGCGTTCCCATTCGCCTTGGATTTTACCTTGGGAAAGGCTCCAGGATGTACAACATTACATCGGACACCATATACACCAAGATCAACGGCACACCTCTTTGTGTACATGGCCAAAGCCGCCTTCATGGCAGAGTAGGCGGGTGGATTCCGAAATCTAGTACCTATGTACATGTTTGGATCCGGACACGTCTTGGCGTACATTGTACCAATGTTGATGATACTTCCATCACCCTCCTGTTTCATCATCTCTCCTATGTATGTCGTGGTCAAAACAGCCCAGTACATACACATGAAGTTCCTGTACCAATGCTCGTAGGTATATTTCTCGGCCCCTGGGATGTTAAACCCAGTGTTGTACGACAAATCCCAAGCCATATTGATCAGAACGTCCAGATGTTCCTCCTCCTTTGTGATACGTTCCAACACCTTCGGAAACTCCGGACTATTGAAATCCACTTGAAAGAATTTGTAGTATTGACCAGAGGTTGACTTGTCCTTGTCCAAACCTATCACCTGGGCACCAAGGTGATACAGATGTAAACTGAGCTCTACAGCCAGATACCCGGAAGCTCCAGTAAGAACGATTGTTTTTCCCTTGACGTTATACAACTTTTCCAAGATTGTCTCCTTCGGGGGACTCATCAGCTACTTCTCCATAATATCCGACGTCACAACTGTTACAGAGGTATCTTTTTACGTTAGGATCCTCGGGAACTCTTTTGACACACTCGTGAAATACATTACATCCACATTCACAGTAGAACAACTTTCCCTTGACGTACAACATTTTATTGTTAGTACTCATTTTGATCACTCTAGTATTGGTCGGCCATTTACTAAATGGGTTCCAGGTGGAGGAGAGTTGTACCACCTATCCTCCACCTCACTATCCGCCATCTCAGCCTCCGGGGTATCCTCTGGAAACATAAAATGAGGACTCAAGGCTTTCCTATCTTTCATTTCATTGTGTCTACATCCATGTCGACAACAATGAAGACAAATCTCATCATGTTGGAATGTATTGGCACCACATAAAATACAAGTATTGTATCCCTGGTCCATCCCTACTCCCATCCTCCCATTAGTTTACGCACACCTTGGAGGTCCTCCGGTTCATCCACTTGAAAGGATCTCCAAAATGGCATCGGTACTCTTCCAATTTTACCACCTAATCTACACTGTTTCCTTAGAAACATTTTCTTTGTAAAAATGTAAAAGGCCCCATTCTCCCAATAAATGGTATCTTGTCGTGTTTGTCTGTTACCACGGTTGCGGGGGTCATAGTTGATTGGACCAAACTTCCTTCCTCGGAATTTCCAAATCAACATATCGTTTGTTTCAACACAGCTGAACACGGATTGAAACCGTCCTTTCACGAAAATATGTATTCCCCTATTAATATCTTCGGGAAGGGTGAATGGAGAAGTGGGTTGCATCAATATCACGGTGTCACATTCCACTTCGGACAGAAAGTGATCAATAACCGACTCCGTTGTACTATCCGCCTTTCCTAAGGATTTTGGACGGTCCAGGACGTTAGCCCCGTATCTTAGGGCCACCTCTTTGATGTATGTACTGTCAGTTGATACCCAAGTTTCCTTTGATTTGGAAAGGAGAGACGCCGTGATATTGTAAGCAACCAAAGGCATACCGGCCACCATGGCAACATTCTTTCGACGGACTCCCTGGCTTCCACCGCGAGCAGGAATCAATGTAACTATTCTCTGGTTCATTGTAAAACCCAAGTATTGGTTTCGTTGATACCTTCCTTAAAACGCTTTTCAACTACATCCAAAATGTATTGCTTGACTTGTTTGATTTGTTTCTTCTTGTCAGGTGATTTACTCATCCTGTGAGTATGACACCTGTAAACGGCCACCACCCTTCCTGTGTACTCCGGAAGAATCCCGAAACGAATGGCTCTACGGAACATTTCGTTATCGGAAGAAAATCGGAGGCTGGCATCATACAAACCGAGGCGACGATGAAATTCCCTTCGTACCATTACACCCTGGGCGTGTATCAATCGATGATGGTAATATGTATTCAAATCCTTTCCCTGCCTCAGTAGTTCTCTCCTGAGCAGTGTGCGTTTATTCATATCACTAACGTGGTATTTTCCATCCTCCGTTCTCTGTAACACGTTTCCATGGACCCACAACTTGTCGGTATTTTGTAGTACTTCATACCTGTGTTTAAGTGAATCCGGAATCAACATGTCATCCGCATCGATCATGACAATGTATTCTCCCCTGGATTCATCTATACCAATGTTCTTGGCGTAACTGTATCCAAAATTCCGCGACAAGGGAATGTATCTAATTGTACCACCCTTCCAACCATCTGCACACTCTGTTATGGTAGGAAGAGGGTTATCGGTAGAACCATCATCCACAATGATTAGTTCCCAATTATCCCACGTTTGGGCTTTACAGGAGTCGATTAGATCTCGAAGATACCGCTCATAGTTGTAGAGGGTAGATACAATGGAGATTAACTCTTGCACAGTACTTCCTCCAGAAAGGAAATGTATTGCTTTGCAATGTTTTTGATATGCACGTGGTCACAGGATATGATACGACTAACCTTAGTAACCTCCTGCATGGCGGTCGCCAGTGCCCTCTTGTTTATGGGAGGAGGATGGTAAAGGTCACAGGCCACCATGGGATAATCATGATCCAAGTAAACGATCTTACCTCCAGAAGGCCTTACCAATTCAGGAGTACCTCCCGTGTTTGTACAGATGACAGGAACTCCGTGTACGATGGCTTCCACTACACTGTTAGGGCAGGAATCCGACCAACAGAGGTGAATGGAAGCCGTGGCCCCCTTCCAAAGAGACGCCAATCTGGCTTGTGGTAAAACGCCGACGTACTTTATACGTGGATGGGATCGGATGTTTTGCATGGCCTGTGGTCTTAGACCCGCCCTGGATAAATCTCCGGCTATCACCAATAGACTGTCCTTGATTCCAGCTAACAAAAAGGAATCTACAATCTCATGTAGTCTTTTGTGTGGCCTCCATTTGGACACAGCCAAAAAGTTAAAACGGCCAGTAAGAATGGACTTGTCAGGTTTTACGGAGGCGAACTCCCGGCTATCCATTCCATTGTGTATTACAGCCCGAGGTCCCTTGTATTTTCCAAGAAATACATCCCCCATCTTCGCGGAGAATTCCGACTGATACACTACTCCATCGGATTCGTGAAGGCTCTTGGAGATGGCCGCGTTCCTGGCTTTCCAGGGCTTTGCAGTATCATGCCATATTCCATCTATACGTACCACCTTCTTGCGACTGGGTCCATGAGAGGCTATCACATTGTTAAGACTGATGTCACAGATCTCCTCCGGATCGGCGATTACATCCACTCCCTGTTTCCTCATCTCCTTGGCGAGACGATGATAGAAGGCACTTTTCCCTCCTCCAGGGGCCTTCTGTAGGGCAGGTACGAACACTTTCATAGCAATTCCCTTACAGTTGAACAATCCAATCTTGGCCACAAGGCTGTCTTTGTGTGACCTACTAGTATTTCCCTGTTACTGGGTTTGAATCTCCTCTCATGGAAATCCACAATGAAATCACTAATAAGGGCTGTGTTGTGTGGTAGCTTTGGATCCTTCCCTTCGTGTGCCTTGTTTGTTTGGTGATGTACCTGCCCATACTTGGCTTCATGTCCCGACCAGAAGTAGTAACTGTTAGTAAGATCCACCCCGTACAGCACCACCCACTTGTACCCAAACTTGTACAACAACTCTAACAAACATGTCATGGACATGTCATAGCTTTTAGTAAGGTACACACCATCCATTGTGTAATCTGCCGAATAGACTGGATGGGTCCTCTTGGGATCCCTTTTCTTCATAGGGTACTCGAATTTGTAGGGAAAACCATCGGCGACCATGTGCAACCACTTACTTCCCTGTTGTGGGTGGCGAATACCTTTACCTTTTTCAAACAGGAACTTGGTATTGTGATACTGGGATCTCTTCTCCTCCAACCTTTCTCGTAGTAGATTGTAGTTGTACCATTTGGCTTCCACATGGTAGAACTTTGGAACTACGGTAGGATGATACACCCAATTGTTCATGGCCCATGTATCTGTCTTGTGTATAATGGCCTTCCATTCTGCCTTACTTATTCTGTTGATCGACTGACCAGAACCAAGGACAACAGCTATATCACTTTCCTTATATTGAAACATCTGACTGAGTGGTTCTGGTTTCATTGCGGTCTCCAAAATCTGTAATCCTTTGAAACTCCCTTTCCTCCTTCTCTCCAACACTTTTGTCATCCTACGACTCAAGGTGTCCTTGTCTTGTTGTTTCTTTTTACTTCTGTGCATCTGGCGGGAGTGTATCCTGTAAAAGGACACAGGACGATCCACACTTCCAATCTTGTATTTGGCCTGGGCGATCCTGTAAAACATCTCCCGATCCGCCTTGGCCCAAAACCAGCTGTCATACAAACCTATCTCCCGGTGGATCCATTTCCTAAGCATTACACCCTGGGCATGTATCCACTTAGGACTACGCGTCTCCACCCATTTATCCCACATGGGGTCAATACGACGGGCCCCGCCCCTTTCCAAGCGGATGGACGGTCCGTGGACCAGGTCGTACCCTTCCTGGATCTTCGTATAGCGGGTGGAGATTCCATCCTGTGTTAACATGTCATCGGCGTCCAACATTACTAGGATGTCCGCCCTGGCTTTTTGAATACCAACATTCTTGGCACAGGCATAGTTACTGTGTGGTATTTGAAACAACCTAACCCTCTTGTTCAAATAGGGGAGTAGGGTTGGAACCGGATCATCCGTGGATCCATCATCCACAATAACCATCTCAGAGTCGGGAAAGTCCTGAATCAAAAAGGAGTTTATACACTCAGGGATGTACTCCTTGTAGTTATACAATGTAACTATTACCGATACTTTCGGATTCATTCGTAAAACTCCGTCCTTAGCCAATCGTCCTTGATAGTTATGTATTCTCGGACAGCTTCCGCAATGTCCGCATCTATTTCTCCTCGTCGTTGCTGTTGTTGTCGGCAGATCTGTATGATATGTTTCTTGTTCCGCCAAGGAATGGCGTTGGGTAGTTTTCCATTGTAGATACAAGGTCTACCCATCAAACCTAATTCTAGTACAGTATTTGGAAGTCCATCATGTTGTGTAAGACGGAGACCCACCGCCACCTGAATGTACACCTTAAACATGTCTTGATGCATTCTGGTGTTTTTACTTCCTAACTCCCCATACAAACAATACTCCGAAGGAAATTCTTGGAACACGGCTTCTACTAAAGCGGCGTTGTAAATATGGGGACGCCTGCGATGTCCATAACTATACAGGCAGTCCCCACGAGGAAGAGGTCTACATTTGTTTGGATCCAACGTCGTCACAGGAACACTCTTGTAAGGGACTCCTGCTATTTGTAAATCCTTCTCGATGAACTCCGAAATGGCTACATGTTTTATATGGTCACAATCCACCATTCGTACTAACACTTCAGCCAGTTTACGATCCTTCAGGAGTCCTTGTCGGGCCTTAGCCAAGTTTTGGGCATCAGTACCACGCCAGCAAACCACGGCCGTTGTTTTATGGTTGATGATTTTCCTGGCAGTGTGAGCTGACAGACACCCATAGAAAATGGCTGGCTGGGTGATACGAATGTACTTCTCCAGTTGAAACTTTTTGCGAAGGGCCGGTTCAAACTGACGGAGGCTCTTCGATATGTCCGCTTGGTGGATCCTCATCGTCACGGCCCCATACTAAGTTCTGGTTTTTTCGATCCGCTATCAACGCCATGTCCTGGGCTTTATACCTTCTGGCTTCCACGTGTGTGATGTCCTTTTCCTCTGGGTGTGCATCAGGATGTTTATGTATCACAACAGCGTTGGGATCCTGTTCAAACCGTCCATCTGCCAGGTATAGGATCTCCTGACAGGCGAAATGGTAAAACCCGGGATAAAAAGGCTTCATCCCTGGGTATCTCATCAGAAATCTCAGTCCCATCAGTCCTACACCAGTAGGATGGAAGTCACCGGGTTCTTGTACAAACCCTACTACTCCATCATCATCCGGAAAATACTTGTTGAATGTTTTAAAGGCGCTCTCGATAGATCCCTCCTTGAAGATGATGTCATCCGTGGCCCACAGAAATCCATCCTGGATACTAGGAGTTACCCTATTTCGGGCGGCCACAGATCCCACGTGCTTTGGAAGTAGCAAAGTATACATTGGGTTGTACCGATCCTTATTGCCGTTCAACCATTGGTATGTCTCTACATCGCCATCACACACTATGATCAAGTCAATCCAATCATGTATTGGAATGGAGTTGAGTGTTTTCTCCAACTTTTCCTGTCGATGTCTTGTGGCTATCACTATTGTTAACGAGCGCATAAAACCTCCTGGATGTCCCTGAACGGTACAAATTCATTCAATCGACTGATAGGGGAACAGCTAAATACCTCTATCTCTGTCTTCTCCTTAATATCATCCATCGCCCTGCTGTAGTGTACCAAATATCTATCAAGTCGGGTCTGAAATTCTTTCACCCCATCTCCATACCCTCGATGATAATGTGTTTTGTTGGTGGTAGTCATATCGTACCCAAGTAGAAAGATCTGATCATACTTCAATATGACTGCCAATTGTAGTGCACTGTATCCACTATCGCCCGCGTACCTGGCGTCCTTCTTCGTAAGACCGATTCCTCCCTTCTTCATACAGTCCAAAATGGTATGAAACATAGTAAGGTCGTATCTCAAACTGAATTTGGTATCAATGTACCCCTCAGGAGTACACACCAACGTCTCTCCTAAACAAGCCATGAACACCTTTATGGCTTTGTGATTCAGAAACCTTTCCCTATTACCATACTGTGTGTTGCTTTTTACTACACCCTTCTTCACTAACCAGGTGTAATCCTTCGTTACAAAGTATTTGGCGAAGGGAACACTGAATATGGCTGTATTGACACACATCACATCCCGCCCCATCAGGCGACTAAATTCGAAATTGGCCAGACTGGATCCGCCACCTACAATGAATAGTTGTTTCTTGCTCGGGGATGGAGTAGCTGTGGGTATGGCAGTAGGGATTTTTGGAACCCTACTTCGTTGTTTCGTAGAAATGTTTAAGGCCGGTTTAGGTGATACGTGCTTAGTGTTGAATTGGGTGGACTTCCTCGTACGTAATTTTCCATACCCCACAACTTTCACCCTTTTAACAGATTTTCTATCCGGCCTTTTGGGAAGCATTCTAGAGCACTTTCACGATTCAGGTTGATGATTGAGACATCTAATGAGCGGAACGTCGGCTCCAACCTTTCGAATTGACGACGAAACTTGTCCAAAACTGGCTGTAAACTGTCCGTGTCCTGCTTACGGTAGTGTTCGTAACCTTCATGATAGTGCGTTTTTGTTTTTGTCGTTTTGAAATCATAGCCTAGTAAGTAAATTGGGTTGGCTCCAAACTGTAAAGCCAACATTAGGGCCCCAAATCCACTATTGTTTCCTGGAAAGATCCCATCCATAACCTCCAGATTGATACACTCCTTGGCTACCTTCGGCACAACATAGGAGTTGTCTTTGAATCGAAAAGGCCTATCCGGTACTAGGATGGCTTTTATACCAGGATACTCCTCCCACCTTTTACACAGAGCCTTGTGAGGTGGGTGTGGGGAAGGATTCGTAATGTAATCATAGAATCCTATGTCCATGGAGTAATTAACTGTACAGTAGTAATCGTTGAAAGTTTTGTTAACTCCAATAGTAAGTTCGCCATCCAATTTGGAGAAATCGAAGTTAACTAACGAGGGACCACCACCCAGTAAAAAACATCTCTCACCTGACCAACAACCACTGGACAACACCTCCTCAATATGGTGGGCGTCCAGGGCCGGACGTACCTTAGTTCTTCTGACGATCAACTTCTTCTTATTGCGTGTTAACCCATATCCCATCCATCACCTTTCTTAGGAGTAACCAATTCTCCAAAACTCCGCTATAGTATAAATGTTGTCCACACCAGATAAGGCTTCCTGTGATATACCCGATTTACTGTTATCCGACACGTACGTTCTAATATCAAACACTTTACTAGTGGTGATAGTAAACTGTCCACGTATTGGGCTATCGTGTGTTTCATTGGAACTGGCAGCCCCCGCTGTACCCAGTCCAAGAACCTCTGTGTCTCCATCCGTAACATTATACAGTTGGGATACATGTGTGGCTGCGGCGGTGACCGGAGCCACGATACTACACTCATAAGTACCGGCCAATAGTGTGATCTGGTTGGAAGACAATGTTGCCAAATTGTGTGTGTCGGAAATTTCATCCGTCAATTCCCTGGTGTTCCAACTGTTACCACTCATGGATTGTCCATCGGTTCCATTGGATTTCTTGTCAATAATCTTTATGTAAGCGGTTCTTTCCTGAGAGTTGTATGTAGGACTGAGGAAGCTACGAACATCTGAGATATCTGTGGCCGCGATAGTCCCACTCACAGGAATAGTAATGGAAGCCAACAGTACATTCCCAAGATAGGAGGATGAAGACGTCGAATGGGCAACGGCTCCCGCAGAGTTTATGTATATGTAAACAACCTCCCCCGCGGAGTAACTGGCCAAACTCACAGATTGATCCGTGATAGACACTGGACCACTTCCAGACATGTAAGTTCCTGGACGTACTCGGACACTGGAACTGGCGGGAGACGTCGGAACCACCTGCAGGTACTTCCACATGTTAACAGGAGTTTTCCTGTCAGCGTAGGTGATACTGGTAAGGGTTCCAGCCGTCCATACACCTTGCCCAACAATCAAGTCGGTACTCTGGGGGTTATTGGAAACCAGAATCTCCATGAAGTCGGTGTTGGCCCCCGTGTAAGTCCATCGAAGTACCAAGTACTCCCCGGTGGTCTCCACCAATGTCTTGGTAACAGCGGTGGTAGTTTGGGCCCGGACCTGATAGGAACCGTCACCTATCTCACATACAACAGGTGACAAGGAAATGGCTCCGGTGGCTCCATCAGTGATAGTGATGTACCCACCCTCGTAGATGCCGGTGTCCCTTGTGTTAAGGAATCTCTCGTTGACCTTGGCACTGTCAACATCATCCAAGTACTTAATGCTAAGTGTTTGTGAACCTTCATTCGCCGGCATTGTAAATCTCCTAGGTTTGGGATCTATCTATTGTAACGATAACCTTCAGGGCTGTACTACTTCCTTTGTTGATCTCTGGAAACGTGGAAGCGATGATTAGTTCCTCGGAAGGAATCTGAACATACAAACCCAATTGGCTTATATCATATTGTACGGTGGCTTGAGGAACGGTAAACCAAATCTGTATTTCACTGTCGGATACAGAATAACCATCCACGGTACCAGTAAGTACAACATTATCCAGGGAGTAGGAAGAGGAATCCTGTGTAAGATCCAACATACCGGATCCACCACCTGTGCTCAATTTCCAACCAGTAATAGTGGCAATGTAACTGGATGGATCCTGATCAAACTGATCTCCATTGTCAAAGTATCGTTGGTTGGGGGTGGACAAACCATCACCATCAAACACCAATTTACTGGCCGGCCATGTACCTACAATCTTCGTAACCGTTTCCGTAGTGGCTATTTCCACCGCTGCCAACGTCTCATCCGTGAGGCAATTGTGTTCGATCAAGTAAGATGGAACCGTGTTTACAGGTCTGGTTTTCTCCACATGGTCAGTGATACCTACAAACAGGGAGGGACGCCATAGATGTCGATCCAAATAACCTTCGTCGTAAGTCCCGGCGTCCCTCACCTGGTTCAAGGACACACTCAAACCAAAGTGAGGACTCTTGTAATACGTGGAATCCAACCCAGTCGGGTTTTCATCCTCCTCACCAACAAACCACTCCTGATCCACAAAGGTGGAATAGTCGTTGGTGTACTTATCGTAAATGGTGAAATCGAATTTCACCCAGAGGGCGATGAGTAACAGGGACTCGTAGGTCCCTTTCATTTTGTACCAGTCCACGGCCCCGATCAGCTCATTACGTCGAATGGCATCACTAACAGAATCCGGATTACTGAGCTTGAAGTTCAACAGGTTAGCCAACCTTTGCAGATAGGTGGCACTAACCTCGTTAGGATCCTGTAATTGAAGTAGAGACCCAGTCTTAGTTATGAAGTCGTCCAGGTAATACTCGTAGGTATCGAAGTAGGCCTGCAACAACTCCGAACTATGAAACTTCTCTGGGAATACTTTTAATAGGTCAACGGCCATGGTCTATCTTTCAGAATTGGATCTGTTGACTTCCTTTTTCAAATCATCCAGACTCCGGATAATACTGGTCTGTCCATTCTTCAGATGTTCCAGATTACCCTGGATTGCTATGATATCCTTCTCATTTTGCTGGGCGGGTAGACAGCCATCCACCTTCAGATCCTGGAGATCCTCGTCCACCTGTTCGGCCTGATTTTGAAGATGAATATCATCCTTGGACTGCTTCTGAGATTCCTTTAGAAGGTCCTCTACCGAAGTACTTCGGATGGTGATTCCCGCCGTGTAGGCGATCGACACAATGGAAAAGATCGCCAGGGCTATGGTCAAGCCCTTATGTAGAGAGGCCTTCGTTCCATTTGTTCCGTTTGATGCACTTGTCGATCTGTTGTTTGCCATTTTAAAACTCCAGTACTAAGATACGTATGCGATGCTTGAAACCTCGGTGGAATCCAATTTGCATACCTGTTTGTTGCCTACAATGATATCCCCGTTCTGATCCTGTCGGTATCGAACGTAAACGCTCTCCCCAGATACGTCAGGCGTGAAGTTTACATTCACAGCACCAGTAGTGTAATTTACAGTACCAGTAACTGTGTATGTGGAGGACTGATCAGTTAAGGCCCCAGAACCATCGTCGATGGCTACCTGAGTACTGCCAACATACACCTTTACACTTGAAGTCTTCAAAGGTGTGGCGTACAGTGTTGCCCCATAATCGTATCCTGAATCTGCTGAAGTTGAAAGTGTTTGTTTGATTTCAAGGGTTAAATGATGATAGTTAATGGCTGCCAAATCGTCGATGGTTTCAATCAAGTTCGACACATACTTACTGGTTCCCAACTTGGTAGTGGAACCCAACACGAATTCGGCGTCCAACGCAGTACCAATATCAGACTCCGTCTGGCTTAGTGAATATCCTTCGTTGACGGTGGCATCAACCATGGCAATAACGTTCAAAATCTGGGCGTCGATGTACTCGTACTTCACCGTCAACATGGATTTCTCGTACAAGTAATCCGACAGGGCCGTCTTGAAACTTGTAGTGGGATCCGCCCACCCGTCGATCAACATCACAATCCTTACCTTGTTGAACATGTTGTAGTTGGGCGGACTCTCCTCATTCTCTCCCCACACGTTTACGTCCGCTACACTACCATAGTTTTGGATGAGGGCCTTGAAATCGTTCTTCGTAACTGCCCTGTCCCCCGTACTAAACACATCGGGGGCCTCCGTCCGAATCTCCTCGATCCCCTCTTCATCATCCCCACCCGACATAGTTGTACTGTTAGTTACAGTAACAGTAGTTTCTGCGGAAGCCGCGTCGTAAATAGTGTCATTTAGGGTGGTGACCTTCCCCGTCTCGTACACGTTACCGTCCGCCCCAGTGGATCGAATGTATCTCACGGTGATGGTATCACCAGTTTCTGGGGCCTTTCCACGGATATCATCCCCGAATATGACGGTCATCGTCTGATCCAATTCCTCCCTGAGACGGTAGTGCTTGCTGGTGTTGGTGGATGACAGGAAGGATGTTACTTTTGTCCAATCCTCCCCCGCCACAGTTACACGGATGGCTGAAAACCCAGTGATGGCGGTATGGTCGTCATTCTCCACGGCCGTATCGTCTATGGATAGTTCCTGATCGGCTGTACCATCACCAGTGAAGGACTCTGTGATGAGCGATCCTTCAATGGCAGTTACATCCACAGAGGTTTGTCCAGCCTCAATAGTTACATCCGTAGTAGTAACAAACTTCACCCCGTTGACTGTCTGGCAAGAGGTGTACTGAGGGATGTACACACGTACAGATTTGGCTGTGGCGATAGAGAATGTCAGCGTTCCTGTGGCGGAGATTTTCCGTTTAGGTGTGTAATTGATTAGTCTACACAGATTCACCACGCTGGAACGATTCTGGGCTGTGTCAATGTAACACTCCTCCGCCCTTCTCTCCAGATAGAACATAGCCAGTTGGAGAGTGGCAGCCAACATCTCGATCATCGTCTGCCCAGTGGAGGATTCATAAGTGTCCTTCCAGGCGTCCGTGGCTTTCAACCTTGTCTCCAACTGTGTTTTGATGGAGTCAAAGTCGTACGTGGTATAGCTGAGGGGATTAGTTGTAGCCATAATTGATTATCCTGTACCAACAATTGTAGTGGAGTACTGGAAAACACTATCGTACCCACGAGCACTGAATTGCATTTTCAAAGTAATTTGGTGGGAATCAGGATCACCCGTGTAATCAATGGAATTGATTATAATGCGATCATCCCATTTCGTCAATTCTTCTTTCAAGGTGGAGGCCAAATTCGCAAAGGTTTCTTCACTAATGGGCTCGAATAACACATCCATCAGGGAAGATCCAAATTCAGGAAGCCATAATCTCTCCCCGCGGTTTGTGTGAAGTATATTGTCAATGGATCCCTTCACCGCCTCCAGGTTCAGTCCCTTCTTGATATCCCCCTGAGCATCCGTCACCAAGGCCGGATCCAAGTCACTCCATACTGTTTCAATTGTACTTACAAGTGCCATTAGCCTGCTCCAAACATACCAGGATTGCCCAGTCCCTCGATGATCATATCAATGATTTCCTGCCTGTCCTCGTAGATAAATTCACACACACCTTCCAGCAAATTCTCCCCACGACCTTCCCCAATGTGTTTGACCATCTCTATGAGTTCCGAACGAAACTGTTGATACACATTATTGGCCTCCCTGTTTAGATCATCCACAGACATATTGGCATCAGCCTTGTGTACTTCCTTACTGTCCATAGGACGAAACAGTTCGCGATGTCCATCATCGGCTTCCATTAGTTGTTGTATTAGGTTCATGTGTTTATACTCACGGCTGTTCCAGTTATGGTTACTGTGGAAGAAGATGTTACTGTAACGGGACCTACACTTGTAACTTGTACCCCTTCTGTGGAGTTCACCTTCGCACTTTTAGTTGTCGTTATTTGTGTATCACCCTCAGATGTTATGTTTGTGTCACCCTCCGATTGTACATCTACATCTCCCGTGGCTACCACCTTGATATTACCATCGCTGTCCAACCGAATGTACGACCCTGTAGGCTGTTTTATATCGATCTGGGTGTCAGTATCGTCAAAGATGACTTCCAACCCAGCCTTGGTCCGGAGGACCCTCCTGGCAGGGTAATTAGTCGTACGGGAGGCCGGTAGTCCGTGGGATCCCGTGGGGGCCTCCGCAAAGTACACTGGTTGGTTGATGTCGCCCTCCAAAAAGAACACGAACACATAGGATCCTACCTCAGGTACAGCGAACCAACCATGTCCAGATCCAGCCCCAGAGAAGAGTGGAGTTGCAGGAACAGCCCAAGGCATTTGTGATGTAGTCATTCCTTCAACTGTGTTGCCCAGTTTCCCTTGTTCCACGGCAGTGGCTTTACCCAACATCATGGGATATACCTCCACCTTGAGCCGTCCATATTGGTTGGACTCATTGGCGTCGGTAGCCAGTACTTTTCCGCGGTACATTCCTGTAAACTTGTGATCATCCATTGTCATGACGTTCCAATTCCAATCGTAGTTTCCGAATACGGGCGATCTCCTCCTTGTTGGTGTTCTTTTTCCAGTCAGGCAAACTACACTTGTACTCCACCAACTTCTTAGTCATCGCCACACCCATCTCAAAGGCTTCATCCACTAAAGCCAAAATCTCCTTTTTGTCACCATCGAAAAATACCAAATCTTTTATCTGACGATGTACTTCACATATGGTACGTTTACTACATACCCGCTGTAATTTAGTACTTTCCTCAGGCCTCTCCATTACGCCTCTATCTCCCAATCTTCATCATCCTCGTCGTAATCCTCTCCGAAGTAGTCGTAGACCATCCTCTTCTGATACTCTACATTACCGCCGGCAACCACATCACAACCATCCACATTTGAAGGAAGTTCATCTATCTCCTCTAACGCGTTATTTGAACAGTCAAAAACTCGATTGTCCCCAATCGTGTCTGCCACACCATACAAAGTAGTTAATTCATTGTCGGAACAATCGTACATCCCTCCCACTTTGTTAGGACCACCTTCCAGAGAGTCCAAACTGTTATGTTCACAAAAGAAACTTCCTCCTACATTTCTAGGACAACCCTTAAGTGTATGAAGAAGTAAGTGGGAACAGTCAAAATCTCCTCCAACGTACCTAAACTTGAACGGAAGTTGTCCGTCTAATTGCACTTCTTCCCCGCCAGTATATCCGTCCAACCAGTCCGCTATGTTAACATCTCCGTTGGTAGACAAAGAACCATCGCGATGTACTATAATACCTGGTAGAGCCTGAACCCATTCGATAAATCCACGAACCTCCTCCTTGTACATTTCATCCTGTTCCTCCGGAGTTACAGGACGAAACAAATCCCGATGACGTTTCTTTTCGTCAGCTTCAAATAAGATGTCTAGTAACTCTCTCATCCTATGTAGGCCTTTCTATCCGGAGGCGTTATCACGGCCCCACAGCCAGCCACGGAACCAGTACCTATGATGGCTTTCCCATTGGCACCAGTAGTGGTGGAAGCCGGTGTAATATCCGTCGTTCCATGTTTCTTTATGTTACAAGAAAATCGGGCCCCTTCCACGGCGACTTCCAACCCGTTGAGCGTGAAGCTCCCATCCTGCCCGGATGTGACAATAGAACCCGAGTGAGTGGCCCCATCACCTAAACAAGCTATGTTTTTTGAAGCCATTATACCTTCTTCCTTTGAACTCTACTGGCGACTTCCAAGGATGTGTTTAGATCCCCAACATCTACTCCATTCCTACAAAGTAGAATCTCGGAGATCCAAGTCATACCGAACCTATGTATCACCTTCTCCACCATCCAGTACCCCTGGTACTGGTACTCCATCTCACTGTTCGGAAGAACACCAATAGTCCACTTTAACAGAATAGTATCACCAGAATGTAGATCCCCTAAACCAAAGGACGTTATCCACATCCGTACGAGTTTGTTTGTTCTCTTGTAATGTGTTCCCTTTACCTGTCCCACAAAGTCCGAGGTGTATGCGCTTGTCTGACCTGTATCTACATCCAGAAAACGTCCGGCGTCATCATCCTTGGATATCAGAAAGGCCTCCGCACAGGACGGGAAGGAATCCAAATTCACTTCATTGTATTTGAAGGTTCCTGTATCGTAGTCGAAATACGTGTATCCACGTTTTGTCAGGCCTTTGATTCCAACCGTCAGGTGGTTTTCCTCAACGCGGTAATTCCATACTGGATAGTACTGAACGGTATCACCCTTCTTGGTTTTGGTCTCGAAGGCGGATCCCACCACGAAATTGTACTTAACTGGAGAGTGAACTAATTCTCCAAGGTGTTTGAAAAACAACTTAAGTTTCTGGTCCTCCTTGCGGATGAAATAATAGTACCCGGCCTCCTGGGAGGCCCCTACCACCGTACTGGACAGATAATTCAGAAAGGTGGCATTCGACCAATCCGGCTGTACGATGTTCCTATCGTAATCCAGACTGGAACTTACAACTACTTCATCCATTCCCATGTCGGCACCCACCTGTTCGATGGCGGCCTTAGGGGAGGAAAACGACCTACAGAAACTAGGAGAAAACACATTAGGTACTGACAACAGCCCTTCAATGTCATAGATGTCATTGGAATTTGGAAACTTCCGATAGTCGTCGAACGTATACGATACAAAAGGATCCAATTCCCCCGACTTACTCCCAATTTCAATTGTTATGGTTCGCGTGACATCTACGCTGGTGAAATGGCTTAGTATACCAGTACCATCCTCCGTCTTCAACCTAAAGGAAGGAAGTGTTCTGTTCAGGTCGTGTGTGATACTGAGTTCACGAATACCCCGAGGATCCAAAACAAGATCGTCGTCGTTCGCAAACTTCACACGAAGACTGTATTCACCTGGTAAACCAGTAGGAACAGATTGGGCAGCTACGGCCATTAACGGGCTCTCCAGCGTTTGTTGAACTCATAGATGTCCTGCATAGACGGTAGTTGAATAAGGGCTCCTACTGTCAACTCCGAGTAAGGGTCCTGTACTTTATTCACCAAGAGGATCACCCACCAGTATCTTACTGAGCCATATATCTTGTAACTGATAAGATCTGGCCGCATGAAATCCTCTTCTTCAATACGATAGTAGAACGGCTCGTATTTCAGTTCGAATTTCGACAGATTGTTCCAGAGGAAGTCCACCTCTGGAGTACCGTTTACAGTTACTTTTTGGAAGAATTTTAGTCGGTTCATCCGGCTATCACTCCATACTTTTCACTACCACTAAGTACCGCGGAGACCAAAGAACTATTTTCTGCACGTCCCTTGGTACTGGCGAAAGCCTCCTCCCCACCAAGTACATCTTCCTTTGTTAGCATGGTGTAGGTTTCAAAGACTATGTTCGCCGTGCCAGATACTGGATGCCCTTCCTCCGTGAACTTGTTAGCAAGATCGATTGTAACTTCCCTCATAATAACGTTGGGGAAGTTCACCAAATTGCCAATGGAAACACTAATACGCTCCGACCCTTTACGTCTGGAGTCATCATCCTTCCAACCAGGAAGATCCTCATACGGAGACGGTCCAGGAGGAGTAACAGAGAACCTATTCAACAGGCCTCTTCCCTGTCCCTCCACAGCTACCTCCCCTGTACTATTGGTGTCAAACTGGGTAGGTAAAACCATTTGCTCCAGCTTCAGACAGGGAAGAAACACCTCGGATAGAGCATCGTCCAGAGCTTCGAATTTCAATGGAATAGTAAATGTCAAAGGAGATGTGCCCGACCATATTCGACGGGACATCAACTTATTCACAAGGGCCCTTCCTGTTAGATATTGGATACCCTCTTGAATACGGGAGGATATTCTACCACCACCAAAAACAGAACGCCATTCCGACGTGGCCTTCATGGTAAACTTGTCTTGTAACAAGGCCCTAACCGAACACATCAACTGCTGACTTCGGATGATGATTACATAATTGGGATTGACACTCTGTCCCACATAACCAAAGTCTCCGGCGGGGCCCCATCGAGTATCCTGGTAGGATCTGGCAGAAGAATTGATAACACCAGTAGCGTTACTAATGGTGGCACTAAATGAAACTACATTCGATGTAGTACCCATAATTATTCACCCGGTATTCTGTTAATGGCGTCCGTCTCCCTGGAAGTACCCACGGGGGATGGCTCCATCATACGTTCTGTGTCTAGACTACCGCCTTGATTCATGGCTTTCAATTCTTTCAAAAACTCCTGCCAAGCCGGAGAAGCGAATGGATCTGGCTGGGACAGCTGCTCCCTTGTAGGAAGTTTGGGTCCCATATTGGGGAATACCTTATCCATTACGGCATCTAATTCGGGGTTTCTGGTTCCAATAGGCACCTCTGGCAGCCCTTCCCCTGAGGGTATAGGAGTACCTGTTATGGCCCCGTACATTTGTTCCGCTGTAACTAACTTTCCCTGTTCGGAGGTGGCGTAAGCCGAGGCCTCCAATCGGTTGGCACCTTCAAAATCGCCAGCCTCACGTCGGGCACGGGCCTGGTCCAACAGTTTTTGGGTGAATCCTGTTTCCCTACCACGGGATTCTATAAACTCTCCTACAGCATCCTTTGTCTTCTCCCAACGATCCCACAACACCTTCCCGGCGTACAATGTAACAGCCGCGGCGGCGATCGCAAAGGATGACTTGGCCAATCCCTTTACAATGGAGGAGGATAACAACCCAGATAATCCACCGCTCAGTCCCATACCAGCCAGTACTGACTTGAATGTATCCCCCAACTTACCAATCCAAGAGGACTTTCCACCTTTCCCATCCTGACCGGCCATGGTTTCCAAGGCTCTTAAGGCCCTGGCAGTGTACTTGGCTTTAAGGGCCCCATCATTAAAAAAGTCAAACAGCCCAGCGGATATTCCACCAGTTATGGAGCTTTTGATGGCTGCCGGAGAAATTGAAGGACCTGCCGCAGTAGCTGCGGGGGCGGCCGCCGGCTGTCCCATCGGAACGTCATCCTCCAGGAAACTAAAGTCAGTTATACCTCCACCAATTGGCCCACCCTTTTCCCTGTTGAAAAGAGTGTTGTACAAACCAATACCACCACGACCTACACCAAAACCAATATCTCCCAATAGGGAAAGCGGACCATACAAAGGACCCATCAACGGACCTAGGGCCTGCGTAACGGCCTTCAAACCTCCGTAGGCGGCGATCGTCTTGAAGTACGGTATACCAAATCCCTGACGAAGACCAGCCCTCCCACTTTGTCGACGTTTCCGCTGGGCCTTGACTCGCATATCCAAATCCCTGGCAGACAAACCCAGATTGGACAAGGCGTCGTCCAACTTACCAGCCACCTGTTCCTCGGAATCCAACAGCTGTACTATGTCATCATAGTTTTGCTGTATAATGTCCAGATTGAAATTAAGTTCCTGTAGATCCTTGTCCTCTGGTTTTGTCTCACTCAAGTACACCTTCGCAATAAGTCGAATGGATCTCTTGGTGTACCCAATGGCCGCCCGAGCCAAGGAGGCCTCCCGTACCTGACGTTTCGGAGTGTATCGTCCTTTTTCATCCCTACCCTGTTTTCCCAGTTCGTCCAGGAAGGTTACAGCGTACTGAAAGAAGGGAAGGTACGCCTCCGCCAATCTCTTTTGAAGGAGTATGGCCTTATCAACGCTCGCTTTGGTTAGGATCTGTTTAGCCATTTCAACTCGGGTATTCTACAACCTTGTTAGGAGGTTCCATTTCCTTTTTTCTTTGTTCGATCAGTTTCCCATGGAGCCATTTCAATTGTTTCAGATCCGTATTATCAAACGCCTCCCCTCCTATGGAAGTGTAATACAACAGATCGAATTTACAGCCCCATAATTGTTCAAGATCCCATCCCGAGGAGAATAATTCCGTCAAACCGAAAGGGAACCGCGACGCGGTCCTCCTCATCACAGTAGGGACAAGTGAAAGGAGCCAACATGTCAGGTCCATGTTCCAACTCCTTGTGTCCTTGCTGAATGGCTTGTACATCCCTGGCGTCCATGTTCTCTAACATCGTCAACCGCTCCAGAACGTTTGTATCCTCCAGAATCATTGTCAACGCCAAATCGTAAAGCACGGGGGATTTTCCTGACAAGGCGTAATTCACGGATTCTATTTCATCCATTATGGTATACGGACGAATCCGCATTGTTTTCCCATCGGAAAGTTCCACCTCGTGATGTCCAGAAAAGGAAATCATCTCATGGCTTTCAATCATGGTAAGATCCACCTGCATTTTCACCTTCAACTGACATGCAGGACACTGGAATCGTACGCCGTACAGATGAGAATAGGAGTTGATTAACTCCCACAGCATGATGTGTTTTACGTCTCCAGAAGTGAGAAGTTTGGGATCCGGACCCTCCAAAACATCCTCCATCAAGTGGAGGAACTTCTTCTTCAGATTCTTAGGGCCCATCTCGGCGATGATTTGCTGGTGTTTACCCTTAAAGGTGTGTAGGTAAACCTCCTCCGGATCTACCTCAGGGTAGGGCTGGCACCCTGAAGGTAGATGTACTTGTACTCGACTCATCTCTCTATTCCTTTCTAAAACACTACATCGGTTATAGCCTGCACTCCACTATTCACCCCCTCAATAATACCTCCAACAGCTGAGGCCACAGCCGTGGTCCCCATACTGATCTTGTCAAATTTCACATCCACATCGTACCTTACAAGTTCCTCCCCGGCGTAGGTCAGACTGTAAGCGGGATACTTGATAGGAAACGCCTTCTCCAACCGAATAAAGTTGGAAGGTAGGCCGGACCTATCATACAGTATCACTGTGATGGTCTTTTTGTACTTGTTGGCTGGGCTGTAATGACCTCGTTTATCCACAATCAGGCTTTTCCAGGACGTGAAGTAAAACATCACGTTATCTGGAACTGGACAAATAAAGGTGAAGCTAGCGGTTTCCAAGGATAATAGGTCCGCGAAGAAAGCCTGTTCCACACCTTCCTTTACTTCCGTAGTCTGTCCAATGTTATACTGACCAAAAGAAGCGTTTTGGCAGAATTTGGACACAGCATACCCCTCAATGTTACCGATGAAGGGTATGCCTCGGATATCCGGAAATAGAACCTCCCAGTTGTAGGCCCTCTGGGCGTGCACAATTGGAGGATAGTTGGCATGGAACTCTAAAAGGCTCATTATCCCTTTTCCCAACGATCAAACGAGAATCCAATGGTGAACCGCATCTCCGCCTCGGAACCCATATCCAGGGGAACATCGGACATACGTTCAGGGTAACAGCCCACCAAACGGATCTTCAAAGCCACCTCCCCATCAGTATTCAACAGATGGAGATAGATGTCCGTCTTGACAGACACCGAACCAACGCCTGTTTTGTCATTGACGATGGTGTTACACCACTCATAGAAGGCATCGAACATAGCCCTGTCCTCCCCTTCCAAGAAGGTGAGGTCTATGATGTGGTCGTAGGTGAGTTTCCCAGGAAACTTCACCCCTGCACTCTGTTTGAACGGAATCAGGATGGCACCAAACGACCTGGAAGGAAGGCTGGCGGAAACACACCTCAGCAACATGGTCTCCGAGTCACCACTGGGAGGATTCGGAATCAGGGCCTCCCAGAGATACCCGCGAGCGGGATTGGTTAGGTTGTTTCTTAATGAGTCTACTGACATGTAAGCCATGATAAGGTCTCCTATAAACTACCGGTCAGGGTAAAAGTCATCGGCTTATAGATTACTGGAACAAGGCCCCACGTGCCACCAGCTCGTTGAACGAGGTTCCCGACGTAGTGATGATCGTCTGCAGCTGGATGTAATAGGCGGCCCTGGAGGGTTTCACAAAGATATCCACATGAAGCTCGTGGGCATCAATCACCGCAGGCGTATTGTTTGTGGTATTACAGACCACAGTGAACCCATCATCGCCGGCCTCCGTTTGGAAGGCCCCTTGAGACGACAGAGTACTCAGGTACTCCGTACAGATTTGTTCGATACGGAACCTGGTTAGCTCACTGTTGGGCTCAAACACGAAGTCCTGGAGTACCACCGAGATGGACTTCTCGATGATAATCAACGTTCGGCGGACTGCCAGGCTAGACAGGGCAGACGATTTCGACTGTTCTGTCAATTCTCCCCAAATACGAACACCACGACCGCGGAACACCTGCAACGGATTGATCTGTTGGGCATGAATAGTGTTTCTCATACCCTCCGTAAACACCTTGGACAATGACAAGGAATTGACTTTTCCTCGGTTGTGGCCAGCCGCGGCGAACCAGGGATACTTGACGTAATCGTTGTATGCCAACTGTGCCCCAACGTACCCACTCGGAGGTACATCAACCACGCGGTCGTTGTAATTGTCGTTGATTTTCACCCAGGGGGAGTACAGAGCACAGTAGGAACTGTCAAAGGCCTGGGTAGTACTTCGGAAGGTGACAGTGTCATCGACGTCCGCCGTTTCCGAATATGGTACATCCAGAATGGCCACGCAGTCTTTTCTGGCTTCCGCCACGGTTTTCATGGCACTTTGAATGGTTACGATGTCACTGGCACTGTGACTGGACGTAAAACCGCCTCCCAGGAGGACACGAACGTCCACGTCGTCCGGATTCTGGAGGGCGTACCAACCAGAGGAGGCCGAGGCCGTGCCGGCGATCTGGGCGGCCGTTGCAACACTACCATCGGACCCACCTGCCAAGGATACAGCCGTCGCGTTGGTCTTGGGAACCACTGTGTCGGCCAATCCGGTGTTGTCGTAGACTTTGATGTACTTGCTGTATCCGTTGATCCTGGATTCCAAGTACAACTGTTTCCCATTGCCATCCAGCTTTGTCTTCCTGGACACCTTCCAGTTCTCCACCCTGGATGAATTCCCATCCGAGTCCGTCCAATAGACATCGATCTCAAACGTGTACTGCTCGGTCACCTCGGAGACGGCCCCCTGCACATTCTTGATGATACAGGAGATGGAATTGCCCCAGGCCCCTTGGTTGGCGGCGACGATACTGAACAGCTCATCCGACAATCCCGACTGATTGTAAAAAGCCGCGGTGGACTGTCCTGTGTCAAAGGCCACGTTATTGCCGGAGGCCCCAGACTGGACAACATGCATACCACCAAACAGGGCCCCGTTGATAACGCGCTTGCAGTAGAGTTGTGTGCCCTGCTCCAAGTAGGCCAGGGCCGTGTAGTGGAAATAGGTACCCACTTCCGGCTCCCCATACTCAGCAACAAAGTCCTGAGCGGAGGTGATGAGATTAGTGTCGGTCGTACCACGTTTGGAGTACCCGACCAACCCTGCTGTGGTGGTTGCGATACGAGGAACGAGAGTCGACAGATCTGTTTCTTTGGTATACACACCCGGTGACAAATAGAAGGCCATTTTGTTTTCTCCTACTTACTAAGGATTAACTACTTATGTTATTGACGTTGAAGTAATTGTCCTGGTAGACAAGATCAACCGGGCGGCTACTTCCGCATCATAATTGTCCCCAGTGGAGGGTATAACTTCCTCGTAGGGGGACTCCAGATCATCTTCATCCCAAATACGCATAATGATGGTTTCGATCAACTTCGATGTACTCGAAGATGGTATCCAACCATCAACCCGCAGTGGAACATGTAGTATGTGGTGTTCACCTTCATTGTACATGTTCTGTTGTGTACCCTCATACACCATGTCTCCAAAGTGTAGATCCAATTCCATAGGAAAGGAATCCGCGTACGTTAGAGACATGTACGGATTCGCGTGTTGCCACAACAAATACGTTTCACTCACCTGATTCAGAATATCCAAATCCAGTGTCCAGAACCAAACATCATACCCCAAGTCGATTGGCATAGCTGTTACACGCGTTATCTCATTGGTGGTTCCACTGACATACGCCATGTTCATGCCACGCCTGGCCGCGGGAGTTCTCATTCTATCCCACGACGGTCCTGTTTTACTCCTCCATAGATTAACGAACTCCGTCAGCTGGGCCCCTTTCTTTTCCGACAGTTCTCGAAAGGCGACTTCCTTCGGAAAGTACACTACTCCCTCATTGATGGAAGTAAGTCCCATTATACTCCTGAACTTAGAGTATAACGCGGATCTTGCTGCCAAATCAATTGTTTTGATAAAAGAGGCCATTACTATTTACCTTTGTGTCGCCCGGCCAAGTGTTGTATCACGGCAGTCATCACAGTTTGTCGGAAAACTGGATCGTTTCCTAGTACATACAGGTTCATCCAATTTTCAATAAACCCTTCCAGAGACCAATTTGGAATGGCAGCACAGTTTGGACAAGAACAAACTCCCATCTCATCCAGCTGATCCAACACATTCCTATGAGCTTCCTGGTATTGGCACCAGGCCTCCACACAACCTTGGGTAGTAGCCGTCACCAATTGTGGATCATACTGCATGTTACCCGTCCAATCTCTGAAGTCCATGACCGGATTCCCGTACATCACTACAGTCGTAAATGGCTTCATGTTCTCCCTTTATGGAACCAGGACCTTTCACTTCCACTCCTTGGAGTTCACACCCAACTGGAAGCTGAACAGTTCCACCCTCTTTCAACTCCACAGTTACTGGACTATGTCCTGTGTTTTTGATACTGTTTACTCTCATGTTACACCTCTATCCACTAGACGTTTCTTTTCTTCTTGGCACCACCTTGTAATACTTCACAATGGCGGCATCATGCATCGCCGGTATTTGAATATCTACTATCAGAAATTCATCGAACCCGGAAAAGTTGGATGGAACATACTCCGGATCGATACTGAAATAACTGTTAATCAGCGGATCCATTGCAACTGTCACACCCGAGTCGTTCACGCCCTTGTGAGGGAATTTACAGATAATTGGGTTTGTATCATCTGTAAACAAACCCAAGGCCCGTAAACGATGTGTGTTAGGCGACCATTCAATGAAAACATCCGTCGTGTAGTGAGTGTACGTGTACGAGGCGGGGGTGGCGTAGGCATCCTCGGATTCTACTGACTCACTATTGTTCGGGATGTATAGGTCACAGTCGATGCCTGTCATATCGAGTGCGACAACAACGTTTTGTCGCAACGCATCTATCGTGGACCTTGGGATTAACTTCGACATTATTGGTACTCACCAAACATCTCTTTGTACGACAACTCCAGTTGGATGTACTCCTTTACTTTTTCAGGATCGGCTTTTCCGCCGAACCACCAGTCTTCAAATTCAGGATCCAACTCTTCATCACTGGCCTTGTACGCCGGACCAGTGCCATGGTTGGCGATGATAAAATCTTCTCCATCCAAATTCCCAACCCAGATGTAATCCTGTAACTCCGATACACCTGAAGCCGGATCATACTCCCAACTGGCGGGTCCAAGGGCCCTCGTTAAATCAGACAGAGAAAAATCCTGAATGTTCTTTTTCAAAGACAAGTTGGGAAGCTGACCTAACTCGTCCTGGCTGTAGATGTACATGGACTCGTTGATTTTTCTCATTACACTATTCCTGTAACCGACTTAATGGTGTCCAAGGTTTCATCGTCCAGCGTTTTACCCGTTACAATTCCATCCAACAGAGCGATCACCCGCATGTACTTGTATCTGTTCAACATCTTGAACGTAAAATTCGCGTCTCTCCAACTCTTGGCCAGGTCTACACTTTGAAGGGCCTCCGTTTCATCCTTTGGAATGGAGGACTTCCGTCGCATCAAACCCCAACCCTTCTTTAAGTCCAACAGGGTATCAATATCCTGTTGTATCTCCACCAACTTCCCCTGTAACTTCGTGAGGAGTATCTTCTGTTCCCTACTTGGTAGGCCCTCAATGGCCTGCTGGATTGTCTCATAATCCACGATGTCCCTACGTAGCTCACCGATCCCTAGGTCCGCCCGGCTGGCCTGGGCCCTGACATCAGCCAGGACGCCCGAAAAGTCCTCCTGGGGGTCATAAGAGGGGTCTACGAGTTTAGGTCCTACCACCCATTCCTCGGACCTGTAGTCGTATACAGCATCCGACAACATTTCTTGAGCAGGGTTGTACTGGAGATACACTTCCACGGGGTGTCCTTCGATTCGGTTGTCCGCATCTATGAAGAACTTGAACACCTCTCGTTGTATCCCTTCTGGGTCCCCGAACATTCCTGGATCGACTACAATATGTACATCGATGTCAGCATCCGGAGTGTACTGGTTAGTACCGATGGATCCAGTGATGTGGATCTGATCCCCTATTTGAAGTAGATCAAACTTCGGATAGGTGTCCAGGATCTCATTGATCTGGGCCCTAACCTCTTCACGTAGAATCCACTTTTCCCCTTCCTTCCTCCAAATAGTGGGAAGGGCTGGCTTGGGGTAGTCCACCACGGACTCCCAAATCCACCGACGAGAAGGGGCCTTCACCTTACGGAGTATGTACCCCGCCTCTTCTACACTTTGGAGTAGGTCTTCAAAAATCATTAGGAAGCATCCACAACAACCATGAATTTCTCTTCGTCCCTATCATCCGTGGCGACCCGTCCATTTTTGGACTGGGCGATCTGTTCGGCGTCCCGCCGATCCTCGAGTCCTCTGGCCACTACCCGAAGATGCGGGGTCATGTCTTGCTCCTTTAACTTCTTGGCCCTGGACTCCTGATAGGTCTTCAGGGTGGAGATAATGGCCTGAGTCACTTCTCCCACGTCGTCCTTGTCGTAGGAAAAGTCCATGTGATCCAAGAAGGACTTGACTTTGGCTTTCAGGTCCTCCGGATCGCCTCCAATCTCCATACCAACATCGATCACAATGTCAGTAAGGGCGTCTTCAACGTCCTCCGACTTCTCAGTCACCTTACTTTCGTAGGTGTGAAGGGTATTGACGATGGCCTGAATCACGTCCTCTGGGTTGTGCTTGTCAATGTCGTAACCGATACCCTTCAAAAACTCTTCGACCTGGAGTCTCAGATTCTTCAGTTTGCCAGGATGAATAGTTCCACCTGTATCCAGGACCTGCATGGCTACCTCGTCGGTGATGTCGTCCAGGTCGGCCTGGATGTCCTCCTCGTTTTCCAACAGAGAAAAGGTATTCTTGGACTGGCACTCTGTACACTCCCTTGTCTTGGATCGGAAGGTGCAGCAACAGTCGTCACAGAGACGAAGCGGATCCAAACTATCGGGTAGCTTTAAGGTTCCTTTCTCCAGCATACCCTTCCTGGCTTGGTCAACAACGATGGAGGCCTCCTGTGGGCTGAGGTCGTACTCTTCTTGGACGGAGCGTATCACGGCGTCCCGGTCCGGACTCTCCGCGGAGGCGATAAGAGACTGGGCGTAATCAATGGCTTCCTTGGCCCCCTCCAAATCGTACTCCGGCTTCTCAGACTCCTTCACATCCTGTTCAGTCTCCTTACCAGAAACAGGTTCCATCCCACTGGGTTCCTTATCAGGATGTACCTTTTCAGGATCCACCACAGTGTCATCCTCCTTGTCCAGTTCCGGCTCCTTATCGTTAACACCAGGATTCTGGACAACAGGTTGTTCCGGTATGGTGGGGGCCTTCTCCCAACAAGGCTCCATACTCTCCAGGATGTCATAGAGTTCGTTAATCATTTCAGGCTCCTAATTGTAAAATACACGCTCCGGTTCCGTGTCATGGTCGTCTGCGTTAACGTGTTTTGTAAAACGCTCTGCCACCTCTTGTTTCATGGCTTCCCAAAGTTCCTTCTCCATATCAGTTACCATCTCCCCGTCCTCCTCGTTGTTATCACTGACGGAGTAACCTTCCTCGTCCTTCCTCAGATTTTTGTTGACCTCCGGTCCTGGAATAACAATGAAGTACCTGTGCCTATCCTGACAACGAAAGTAGCCCACGGAGTTCTGCCAATCACCACCAGCACTATACAACTGAGCTAGAAAGGCCACTGGATCACCATTTGGATAATTCATATCCAAAGTAACCTTCTTAGGTTTTCCTATGGGATCGTCGTTTTCCATGTCAAAACGTATGTTCTTGGCCTCCCTCTCCTCCTTTACGATTCGATCCCAAAAAGCCTTTATGATAGGATCGTAGGAAAACTCCGAAGGTACGGAGGTCTTTTCGGAGATGACCCGTTCCTCTAATTCTTGGATCGTCGTAAGAAGGTCACTAAAATCTACTTGTACACCACTCATCGGTTTACTCGTCCTCGGGTTGTTCCGTATCCAGTAATGTGGCCTTGTCTCCTTCCACGGTGGACCAGTTACCCGATCCACTTCCACCCTCCCAGTTGATCAATCCTTGGATCTTGTCGTAAATGGTACCGCCGCGGTTCCATACGACCACTTCATGTCTTCGCCTTATCTTGGCAATGGGGCGAATGTCCGCCGGAAGATCGGAAAACCGTTTGTTGAGCAGACACTGAACGGCGGCCGCACACGAATCCTGATCCAAAACGTGGTTCAGAATGGCCTGGGCTCTTTTGTCCGAGGGAAGAACCTTCTTCCCAGCCGCCATCACGGCGTCTAACAATCTGTCAACACCTGTGGCAGGGAAGGATACACAGTAATCCCCCATAACAGTTAGAAGTTTCTTGAACAAAGAAATCTCCTTGGCTTCCAAAATTCTCTTTGTGACGTTCATCGTTTACTCCTGATTGTTAAACACTCGTGGATTTCTAACTCTCCTCGTCCATTGAGGCCACAGCATCCGTGGTGTAGTCATCCAAGGCTGTACGTAGGAGGTTAAAGAAGCTAGAGCTGAACTGTTCCCCTATCGGATAGATAGTATCACGCACAACTCTAACGTTTCCCATGTCTACTGTTAACTCTTCGGCGACTCCTTCCGACCTTATGACCACCTTTTCCTGTAAAGTGTACGTTGGATCAATCGTTGATACAAAATACAATTGGACGCCTTCATAAAAACTGGATACTTTGGCCCCATACAAATAGGTGCGGCGTTTGAATATCTCAAACGTGGACAAAGGATCCTTTTGTTCCAAAGCATCCAGCAGCATCTCCAAACTGCCCTTCTCCCCTCCGTAGGCTTTCTTCAGACCAGTAATAACGGCCGCCAACTGTTTTTGCTTGTCGATGAAAGAAACAAGCACATCCGATTGTGGAACGTGGTCGCTTCTCTTGAAAAAAGCCATCCATCTTCGTATATTCGCGTCGGCCGCATCAAAAATAGATGACTCATATAGATTAATTATAGCCGGACGGACCTCATTGTTCAAGGTTTCCAGCTCATCCTCCATGGATTCGTTCAAGAATCGTTGAAGGTTTACTACACTACCCGTCTTCAAATCCTCCGATCCAAAAATGGACTGGAACACAGACCAATGTTCATCGGGGACAATGAAGGCCATTTGATCTTCAAACATCACGGCCCGCTTGTTCATGTCCTCCAGGACCTCCAGGTTCCAATCGGTTTTCTTCTTGGACAAGGATTTCAACCTGTGTTGTACTACTCCCATTTGTGCCGGTACAAAAGACACGTTGTCCTCGGTGGTAGTCTCGTTCACCACGTCGTAGTTCTCGATATTTTCAATCAGATCAAACATCACTTCGGCCTCTTTATTCTGAACTGGGACCCTTTCCAACTCACCCCGTCTCCATTCACTGTCCGGAGGAATTCACGACTAAGTCCCTCCGTCTCCATAAGTAACATCCTTTCCTCCTCGTCGATGCGTCGACTGAAGTCCTCCTGACATTCCAACAACAGTCTACCACGACGTGGACACCCCATTCTACTCATTATCCTTCCCTTTCCGTTTCCTGTTCTACTTCTTGCTCCTCTTGACGTCTACCAAGCTCCTCCGCCCCAGCTTGGATCCATCCGTAGTTCTCCCTGGCTGCCAACTCCAACTCCTGTATTACATCGTCATAGTAATCAGTCAGCCACCGAGCCACATCGGATTCATAAAATGGCAGAACGTTGATTAGGTTCTGCAGGTGTTTACACACCGCACCATACTGCCGCGGGTTCCTGATACGAGGTGGCCTGGTTTCCCTATCCCCGTACTTCCCATCGTATCTGGAAAGACTGAGGATGTACGAGGGGCCCCAATACTGAAAGGCCGGACAGCTACAAAACCAGCGTATGTTGGCCGTGTACAAAACCTCCTTGGCCAACCGCCGACGATCCACCCGTGTTTTGTCCTTCACCCATAGGCGGCGATTGAATACCTGTTCTTGGAGTACATCCAGTGTATCCAACCACTCCAATACACCATCATACCAAACGTTGTCTTTGGTACCGGAATGGATCTTGAAGTACCAGGTATTCTCGTCCTGTCCCTGGAGACGTAATCCACCACGGCTTCTTACTCCCTGGACCTTGTCGTCAAAATCAGGAAACAGCCTGTTAATGGATCTCTGTTTTCGTACCGTACCACGATAGGAGATCTCATTGATTATACGATCTACAATATCAAATATCATATCTTCAAACCTTCTCGGCGAAGTTGAAGCCACCATTTCTGTAGTTCTTTGTAATCCTCCAGATCCACAGAATTCTTAGCATAGTAGAAATTCCCGCCCACATATTCTGGGGCCCCTTTGAAGGATCTTATGTTACAGTTTTCACAACGATAGTCACCCATCACCACCCTTGGACCACCTCGTAAATCAACCAAGTTATTATTGCTACAAGAGAAGTTTCCAGGTATAAACTCCGGGGCCCCTTCCAAGGAATTCAATACATTCCAACCACATTCGTAATGAGCCCCTACAAATTTCGGTCCACCCTTCAACGAAGTCAGCATGTTACCTTCACAGTCGAAAGTTTTCTTTACTTGAACTGGACAACCTGCCAAGGTGGCCAACACTCCATTGTATATGAGAAAATCGCCTCCTACAGTCCAGAATTTAAAGGGTAGTTCCTCCACATCTGTAAAATCCTCCCCGAAATTCACAGTACCTGGAACTTCTATTCCATGATCTGTGAGTTTCCATCCCTCCAATATCACCATTTGTGCCAGGAAGTCAGTCCAGATGTTTCTCTGTTCATCCTCTGGCATTGGCTTGAAGATGTCCCTATGGGCTTCCATTAATTGTTCGATGTGTTTAATCATCTTCGTCGCCAACCAAGTCTCCATAGAAAACTGGCGATCCTATCAGGAGTCAGCCCATGGACGAATCTGTCAGGTACACCTTCGGCGTGCATGGATTCATGTATCGCCGTTCTCAACGCCCTTAGACTATTTCCCTGGTAGATCATCATATCCAGTGTTTTTCGTAATCTGTTGTCTGGTACATCACAAACACCATCGGCCCCCAAGGCCTCTTCGATTCTGTAAACACCGTAACGGAACGTATGTGTTCTAACCGGCTTCCTCTTTGGCATGCTCAGTGTTCCTAGTATGTTGTTATCACTTTAACATCTCCTAGCAAAAGCTACCCATCTACCATTTCTGGACAATTCTTCCTCCAATTGTTTCCGTTCCTCTTCTCCTTCGCTGTACCAATCCGATCCATCCGTTTTGATACCGGCCGTCTCGGCGGCCCGTAAGGCCCGTCCCTCATGTTTCTTCAACAACGCCCAGGCGTACCGAAGAAGCCATTCCAACACAGGCTCTATGATTACATCTTCCGTAGACGTAATTCGTTTTGTACCCACCACCAGAAGTTTGGAGGAATTGTTGGGAGGGTTCCTAACGTACAGGTACCCACCGGTGTCGGGGTCATCCGACTTTACCCACATCCATCGGAAGTCCGTTCCTGTATAGATCTGGTAGTTCTTATACGCCTCTGACATGAGGATCAAGTCCCCTGTCACATTATCCAGGATCTCCACACCAACCAATGTCCACAATGGATGGTGATTTAAAATGGTGGACGCCTGCTGGCTAGGATAGGCTTGTACGACGTTCTTGAATTGTGAATTCAGCTGGACCCTACCACCCTGGGCCGGCGTGTCCACCATTGTACTGAGTTTGTAGGCACTATGTGTGTTCCAAAATCGGATGGCAGTCTCGATGATTTGTTCTTGACCCGCCTGTGGAGTGGCGAGTGTACGAGGAAGCGCCTGATTGGCAAACCAGGTGAGCCACTTACTTGTGGACCTCTGGGAGGCCAGACTACTTCCCGCCCGATCTGTAACACGTTCCGAATCATGGAACGTTTCTCCCTCGTGTACCCATTTAGTAACATAGGTGTAAGTCAACCCACCCACACTAGGAGTGAAGGTGTACTCATACTTCCCTGTGGCCGTCTTGGTGAAAGCCGTACCCGCCGCCACTACCACGGCATCGGTATCGTCCCGCTTCACTCCGTAGGTACCAGTAGTATCACTCAACACCACGGAAGTGGGATCGAAATACACACCATTCTTTTGAAAGGTCTCGTATATCGTTACATCCCCAGTGGATGTGGTCGTAGTAGTAGTTACAGGAGTCCCAATAACAGCCATTATGACACCTCAAGAGTCGTAATATCAGGACCGTAGGCATTCGCCTTGTAATAGTACAAGGTATACGTCCCAGGATCCAAATTCAATGGGCTATTCCATTCCCCAGTGCTTGTAGTAGTTGTTTGTGCCTTGATGTAGGCGGATCCCACATTATCCGCACTGTAATCCGAGGATAGGAAGGCGTACACCAGGGCGTTTTCAATTCCAATACCAGCCGATGTAAGGTATCTGTAATCCCCTCCACCATAAGTATCCGTCACAACTACAGTACCCACACCAGTGGAATATTCCAATTCCACCACCTTCTCCGAATACGGGATGTGAGTCCCGGCCGCGGTTTCCGCGTACACTATGTAATGTGTTCTGGTTACCCAGGCGTCGGCGTCTACGGTGACCCTCCATGTACTCCCGTCCTTGTAGGTCCCTACACCAGCGGAGACTTTTGTGGCCGACCAAGTCTTGGTAGAGGCGTTCCACCATTTGCCCTGGTTGGATCCTGAATCAGCCACCAGGTAGAAGTTAACAGTACCCGACGAAATGGCTGATCCGCTCTCCTTGGCAACCAGATCAAAAATCAACACATTGTCTACAGCAGCTACAAACCGTTGCATGATTAGGCTCCAGTGTAAGTGACATTCCATGTCACCGTGAGAGTGTCGCCGGCCCCTTTGGCGATTGTGGCAGAAAAGACGGAGATGGCGAAGGTTCCCGTGGCATCTGCCTCCCCGGCGTCCGTTGTGTTATTCACAATAGCCACCCGATTGATCGTGGCACTGGTACCCTCCCCGGCCGCCCACAGTCTTCGGAATTGGACAATATTGGCAGCCGCTCCTTCCTTCGGAGTGGAATCATCCAGAGCCTGGGCTGAACCACTCACGTAGTCGCCAACGGCGATGAAACTTCCCGCCCCATTCTTGGCAGCCGCCGTACTGGCGGTACCGAGCTTCATTCCCCAGGTACTGTACGCCGCAGAGTAAATGGCAGACTTGGCGAAATCATCGCCTTGGTCGGTCACCAAGTTATGTGTAACCGATCTTTGCTTCAGCTTCCCATCCGGGCCACGGAGTTCGGCTATCACTTCACCACGAAGTCCGATTTTACTTTCTAGCATGGTTAGGTCCTTTCTACTTGCTCTGTTTTATCACCAAAAAAGCACACATACCTAGAGCGAATTCCACCTTTTCCTTTTCATCCAACATACCGAGTACATCATTGATAGTTCTTACATGACCAAAACTCACTAACTGTGAATCACTGTATCCCATGGAATCCAGTATGGTCCAAGTCATGTCCTTGACCACGGCGTCAGATAATCCTAGGGTGTCTACCAAAGAACGAACAAAAGTGGATACCCTTGTACTAACATCGGTGATTGCGATACCATCGTCTATGGATCGTACTCCATTATACTGGGAAGACGTGACATCCGTCAACCCTAAAGATTCTGCCACGGTACGAACAAAAGTAGATACTTTTGTAGTTGAATCCGCCATACCTAGGGCGTCAGAAATTGTACGTGGAAAACCTACACTTCCTACATCGACGTCGGTTACTCCAATTCCATCATTGATAGTCTCCACCCAATCTGTAAATCCAATATGACGCGTTCCACGAGCGATTGGAATTACACCTTCCCACTCTGTGTCTGGATACGCCCAACTTTGTGTAGAAGTCCTTAACCATTCGGCGTCCGTTCTCGTTGGATCTGCCGCAAGGTATGGGGCCCCTCCAGACCATCCCTCCACATTGTAGAGGAGGGATCCCACCATAAAGGGAGATCCTCCTATCCATTCTGCTCTGGCAAAGGGTGTTGTCATTTCTAAATCACCTTGGGCTTCTGATCGTCCTAGGCCTTAACCACTACAGGTAGTATGTCAACTTCAATGTACTCCGTGGCGTCCTCGTACTCCGCCAAGTAAATCCAGAAGTACATCCATCCTTCCTGTTGTGGAGTTAAACTACAAGTTAGGGCTGTCCAAGCCGCGTCGTTGGTTATCGTTTCGGTACTTTGTACAAAGGTCCTGGTGGCGTTAGTTGAATGATCCAGGTAGGAACACATTAGATAGCACTCGGCGGCCGTCAAAGCACTGTCCCAAGCTGAACCTGTTCTCACGTACACCGTGGCTGTGTAGGCACCTGATGTACCCCACATGGCCCGGAATCCTGTTTCCACATCACCAAACACCAGTGGGTTGTACAAACCCACCGCGGAACTGGGCTCCATCTTAGCCATAGAGGTTCCACCACCTGCCCGAATATCTGCAGTCGTTCTTGTGATAGTGCCCAGCCAGGTTTCCTCGTACGCGTCCCCAGCGGAGGGACAATCGCCCAATTTCAAAAAACTACCTGCTGTGGCGGCCGCGAATCCAGTAGTGGATAAAGTACATCCAACAGTAACACCAACTCCGGAAATCTGACCTCCGCCTCCAGTACTTTCAATACTAAATACGGCCGTGTCATAGTCCACGGCGTCTGAACCTATGGAACCATCGTGGATATGGATCTCTGACATGTTGGAAACCGACATGCAAACATCACAGCCATCCACCGACCCAGCGTTGAAGGTACAATCCTTTACTACCAGTACACCGGTAACATTGGAAATGTCCGTTCCATTGTTATCCACAAAGGTACAGCCATCCAAAACATTGTTCCACGGGGCCGTCCCTTCAACCTTAACACCTATGGAACTGGCATTAGTACCAAGGCTGAATTTACAATCCTTGATCCGATTGTTTATTCCATTGTTAATGTACAAATACCCATTGGTATCTGCCCCTCTTTGAATGTCCAACCTCTCCAGCCACCAGTAATCGTCGCTAGTAAGGTCGATCTGGTAGGCGGCGTCCTCAAAATCGATGATGGGTTTTACATCACTCCCATCCGACCATGGATCATTAGTTACACTATCACAACCGATGATACTAATGTAGGCATCCAGGGTTCCATCCTCGTCACACGTAATGTCCACCGCTTCTGTTCCCTGTGTCCAGGTTACATTGGCCCTCAGCAGGGCAATATCGCCGGCACTGCGGACTGTCGTAGTAGTGTACTGTGTGATGGTCTTCCAGGACTGTCCCGTAGAAAGTCCAGTATTGGCATCGTTTCCACTTCCATAGTCGATGTAGTACGTGGTGTGGTGGGGGTTTCTTATAACTTCCCCGGCCTTCCTTAACTCCTGTTCTTTTAAACAGCAGGCTAACTTATCCATTAACCTCACTAACTTCTGTTGTGCCCGCTCCCATTGATTCTCCTTCAAAGCCAACATCCTTCGTAGACGTGGTATCTCTCGAACATAACACCTTATGGCGTGTTCAAGATCGTCTCCATACTTCACATGTATGGCTCGCCTTCGTATGATGGCTTCCCAGCCCTCCCTACTTCTACCTTGGAAAGTAGCATTCTGGGCGATTTCTTTTTTAAGTTCAGCTAGTCCCATTCAAACACACTACCCAATTTCAGGTAAAACGTCTACTTCAATGTACTCCGTGTCGTCCTCGTATTCGGCCAAACAGAACCAGAAAAATACCCACCCTTCCGCCGCCGGAGAGATCGCACATGTAAAGGCGGTCCAGGCACCGTCGTTGGTTATTGTCTCTGTACTTTGTACAAACGTGCGTGTATTGTTAGTTGCATGATCCAAGTAGGAACACTTCAGATAACATTCTCCCGCCGCCAAAGCGGTGTCCCAGGCAGAACCTGTTCTAGCATACACCGTGGCTGTATAGGATCCCGCTCCTACCCATACAGGGGTAAACCCTGTCGATGGATTTCCTAAAGTCAATGGGGCGTATAAACCTACTTCACTTGTAGGTTCCATTTTAGCCATTGATTGGGACCCACCCGTTCTTGGGCTAGTAGTGGTCTTTGTAATGACACCGTATCGGTCCCTGTAGTAGGCCCCGTCGGAATCCGGCCAACCACCCATTTGCACATAGGCCCCGGCAAATGGGGTTTGAAATACTATATCTGTAGTTACACCACACGTAACGGCGTCTCCGTTTATACGGAAACCTTGTACAGCGTAAATCTGACTTCGTGTGAAGGTTTGTCCATCGCTGGCAAATTGTACACTATGGAAGTCTATCTTACCGCCCAGGCAGTAAATACCTTCGTAGCATCCCGCCCCTGTTCCTGGATTGATAATAGTATTTCTAATTTCATAGTTCCCTGAGTTGGCAAAGATGGCAGTTCCACCTGTATTTTCAAATTCACATCCGTAGATTCGCCTTAAAACGTAATTTCCGGAGAATTGTAGTCCTTCTATTGTACTGTTAAGACCATCACTGACTTTACTATCTTCAAGTGTCCAATAATTACTGTTGTTGATAAAGACGGCTCCGGTGGAGGCCCCACACTTTTGAATATCCAACCGCTTCAACCACCACCAATCGTCTGTATTGAAACTAAGGTATCTACTAAGGTCCTGAAAATCTATGATAGGTTTTACATCACTCCCATCCCCCCAAGGATCATTTGTAACACTGTCACAGCCGATCATGTATATGGGGGCGTCCTTTGTACCATCTTCATCGAAGTTAACAATGGCAGAAGGAGTCCAGGTTACATTGGCCCTCAATAAAGCGATATCGCCGGCGGTCCTTACTGTGGAGGATGTATACTTTGCCAAGGTCTTCCAAGCCTGTCCTGTAGATAGCCCGGTGTTGGAATCGTTCCCACCACCGTAGTCGATGTAGTAAGTGGTATGGTGTGGTTTTCGTGACACCAACCGCTTACTTCGCAGCTCCTGTTCCTTGATACAACAACCCGCCTTATCTAATATCCTGTCAACCTTCTCAATGGCCTGTTGTCGAATATCTGACAGATACTCGTCTCCCTCTGTATCCAGGATGTACTGTCTCAGGATAGGAAGTTTCTTTGCGTAGGACTCCAAGGCTCGAGCCAGGGCGTAGTCGTATTTCACATCACAATCCCTGGAACTGATCGAGGACTCCCATTCGTCGCGATTACGATCCTGTAGAGGCTCAATCTTGGATACTTCAGTTTTTAATTCTTGTACGTCCATCCTACTTCCTGATTATCACATCACTTGTACGAGACACGTTATTGGTGTTAGACATAGTAGTACTTATGGCATCTATCTGATCACTTAGAGTTTTCAATGTATCGTTATCGGCCCCTCTCATGGCCACAATGGCTGCAGCTGTAGCCAATAAATCTATCTGATCACTCAAAGTTTTCAACGTGTCATTGTCTGCTCCACGCAGTGCGGTTATGGCTGCCGCCGTGGCTGTACCATCCAACTGATCACTCAAAGTTTTCAACGTGTCATTGTCAGCCCCACGGAGTGTTGTCAAGGCCGCCGCCGTGGCTGTACCATCCAACTGATCGCTTAGGGTTTTCAACGTATCATTATCAGTCCCACGGAGTGTTGTTATGGAGGCCGCTGTAGCCAAAGAAGCGTCCGCGATGGCTGTATCCATTTCAGCATTTAATTCTGTCAACAGGTGGTTTCCGGAGGGTAACATCACATACACAGAGGTGGCATCGGGAGTAACCTCCCAATCATGTTCCACAGTCGCCACCCTGGTGGATCCAACATAATCCACAACGTTTCTACACTGATCCGCCCCAGTACCCGCCACAATAAACACCGTCTGTTCATTGTATATGTCATCCACACTAGAAGCCAAGGAGTTCAACGTGATGGTGTTAGTACTACCACCCTGTGCCGCTCCTTCGTTGATATGCGTATCACCCACCGAGGCATAAATCACAAATTCACTGGTGGCGTCCGGAGTAACTTTCCAGTCCCTATTCACATAGGCCACCTTTGTACTTCCATTGTACTCCAATATCTGCCTAGACTGACCAATTCCAGTACCTCCGGATATTACAAGGTTGGAAGGATCATATGTTCCATCCACAGCACTGGCCCCAGCATCCAACGTGATACTCGTACTGGTTCCACCCTGTGCCGTTCCTTCGTGTATCACTGGGGACGACAACTGTCGCAACCTCTTACCAGCACTCTGGGCCCCATTATGAATCTGATTAGTGATCTGCTCATCCCAAACTGCATCAGCCGCGTTAGGATTAGAGACTGTTTCATCCGTCACAGTGGCGTTACTGGTGTTATCCGTTAGGGACGCAGATACACCATACAAATTCACCGTTCCATTTGTAGTACCAGACAATGTAATTGGACCGGTAACACCAGCGAACTGAACTGTTTCAGCCGCCGACATGGTAACAGTAACAGACCTACAACAACCACGAATTTCAACATTACCACCACCAGTAGTAACCGTCTGACCACCACCAGCCAAAACTTCCAGGCTTAACGTGTTATCACTATCCAATGTGATATTCGTTCCACCTGCCCACCTTCTTATGTTCACACCACTGGAGGCTCCAGTACCAGAGAAGTCAAAGTAGGGTGTACCAGAACCAGCCACCAAGGACACACAATCCACAAACACATACTCTCCATTTCCATTGGCTACAAAAGGCTGTCCACTTGGAGTGTTAAATCCACTTCGTACAACATAACATGGACCCAAGGAAGTATCCGCAGAAATTCTACAATCTTCCATAATGGCCCCTGACCCGGAACCAACTCCACTAATTGTGGCCTGGTGAATATGTGTATTGGCGATACTTTGATTGCCCAAAGCCAAGGTGAATAACCCATCCCCATGAATGGAGTAATTATCCGAATTGGCAGACAGTGTAATACTGGATCCACCCGCCACCTGAAAGTTGTTAATTCCCGTGGAAGCCGACAATGTCAAGGCCGCCGCCCAGGTGGACACTGGATTGTCAGCCACACCATCCACAAAGGCGACTGTGTTTGTATTACTGGCGTTTGTGTCGACCCAAATGGCCCCCATCGCATACCCAACCGACTGGTTGGTGATTGTGTAGGAACACAACATCCTATCCGTGGCAAACGTAGTAACAACTGGACCACCTGTGGAATAGAATCGAATTCTTACATCCCCAGCGTTTGCTCCAGTATTCACATGGGATGTAGTAAGGTCCAATACCCTAGTCTGCTGTGTTGCCAAAGCAGTACCATCAATAGTTCCTATTTGTTCCCAGGTACCTGCGACCCAGTTTCTAGCATAAACACCGATTGTGTCATTATTGCCCTGACAATAACCTATCCAGGTTATTATGGTGGGAGAAGCGTTCGCTCCGATGTTAAAGTTGTACGCAAACTCCAGGGTACCACCACTGGGAGCCCAGGAATGATACGTCCCATCCTCCTCATATGTAGCGGTGTACGTATTGGTAGGAGTACCTACCACCGCCGGAAGGACGGCCTCCGTGCTAGAAACAGTGGTACTAATGCTAGCTGACCCGGTTGACAGATTACCCACCTGGGCTTGCGTGGCAGGGTAGGTGTCCCCCGACAATCCTGTACCATCAAACTGGGCCTCCAAGGCGTCCGCGGCGGCTGTATCCTCACTAATGGCCTTAACATTCACATCCATGTATCCGGTATCCTTGGCCCCGTACTTACTCTGGTAATAGGCTTGGGACACAACTTCAAAGTGGGCGTAGACTGGCATACAGACATTATCGTCCTGTATCACTACAGTCAAATCGCCTTCTGTATCCAGATTCCCAGCCGTTAACGTAAGATCGTACCAACCATCTGAACCTGTTACAGCGGCGAAAGTGTTTCCTGATATGTCCACTGTGGCGGCCCCATCATGTTTCAAGAGCTCGGCTTCGTCCGCGGTACCCAAATTAAGGGTGGTTACTGGAGTAACAGCATCAGTAACATCCACAACAGGACCAATACGAACCTTGACTTGTGTGTTGGCCTCTAATTCCCGCATAGTCTAGCCCCTAGCTAACTTTTGATAATGATGAAAGGCCTGGGCGGCTCCCGCCGTCGACCTGAATTCTGAATAAATGGAGAATTCATGTTCATAGGCTGTGTACGTTGTCCAACTGGATCCTTGATCCGCGGAAACCTCATAGTTCCCTCCACCATATCTGGAATAGGTGGCGGATGGGGATCTCCTAATGGACACCACATTATCCGCTGTGGCATCCGTTCGAAAACTCATCGCGTATTTAGTGGACCCTGACAAGGCGTAACTAAAAGTAAACGGCGTCATGGCCCCAACGGAGTTTGTAGTTAATGTAGAAGCATCAATGGACGACGTGGCCAGAGCAGATCCAGTTGGATGTCCTGATCCATCCGTGGCAAACAAATCCGCATACACTGTTCCCGACGCTCCCGCACTACGAAGAAGTCGTGTATCAAAACGAGTCATCGTAAACCCGTCCGCGGGTGTTGTAAAAGTCTGGGCTCTCCACGTGGCTGTTTGTCGCAGTGTTGCATTTTGATAGATGTACCCTATCCACCCCGTCCTGAGTAGATAAGCACTGGCACCATAATTCCCAACGACTTTGAATAACAACTCAAAGCCCTTGGAGTTCTGCATTGTACTAGTACTCCAATGATTGGCTGTATACGAATTACCTATTACAGGATCCGTAGTTTCCAAATCGGCCGTACCACGTACTTGAAAGTATCTTGGGGAGTTCGACCAAAAAGCCAGAATGTACTTCAACCCAACAGACAGATTATACGACGACATGTTGACTTGATACCAAGTAGGGGTACTTGTACTTAATCCCGCAGTACTACCGGAACCAGTAGAAAGAATGGATCCAGTTATAAGTCCGTCTTCATCCGCCCGGTACAAATCAACATTGACATCTTCACCATCCGGATTGTACACACGCTTCAAATAGATATGTACTTCTGTGATTTCAAAGTCCGCAGGACAATAAAACACAGGGCCATAGGAGTAGGTATACCCACAAGCAAAATCAAGTGTATCCCCGGACTCTACACTGAATATGGTTTCAGACATTTTCTACCTGGGTACTACGTCTGGTTTGGATCGACTGTAATCACACCTGTTTCCCCGCACACCGGACACAGCATCTTGGTCTTGAGGAGACCATCCACATTGGACTGGCCTACACAGACCATTTCGTTGTTACAGTTTTCACAGCCGCGTTTGGCAACTTCCAATTTAATAGTAGGTTCCTGCAACTTCACCTTTGGTTCCCTGGTGGGCAGTTCCTCGGTGGTTTCCTCGGCCTTCCTACGACGCCTACGCCGTCTGGGCTTCTGATCGTCCTCGGACTTCTGATCGTCCTCCTGCTCGGAGGCCTCGTCCCTCAGGGGAGGGATAACCTCTGTGACAGCCTCGGGCCGTACATCCCTTGTGGGAGGAATCTCCTCCACCACTGGCGGATGGTTGACCTTCTGACGCTTAGGTTCTGAATCCACGTCCGCCGAAGGCTCCTCCTGTCTCGGAGGAAGTACAGGCACTTCCGAGAAGTGTTCCTTGAAGTTGCCAAAGGCCAACAAGGCCTGAAATTGAGGTTCACTCTGGAACTTCATGTTGTACGTCTCATTCGGAATAAGATGTACTTTCTCAATCCCGGTGTTGATCATTACATTCTTCAGTGCTATGATCTGTTTCACTACCATTTTTCAATCTCCAATCACCATTTCCCAGTTGTTACAAAGAAAGGGAGGGGCCACGCGGACCCCTCCCTGATTACTCACCGTTAACGACTAGAGAGCATCGCCGGGCCTACTAGCTAAAGTAGGTACCGCTGATGGAGCCGTAGGTGAACATACCGGCGTTCGTGATCTTGAACCCAGCCGAGCTCATGAAGCCCTTCTGGGCGATCAGGTCCGCGGTCGTCAGCGTGGGGCTGGCGAACAGCGGGATGTACGGGGCGTAAATCATGCCCGCGTTCAAGAAGTGATCGCCCTTGTAGCCCACCAGGTAACGATTGGTGGTCAGGAAGGGATCCTGAACGACGGTGAATCGGTTGTCCAGCGTACCGATGTTCACCGGGCCAGTCGGGGCCTTCTTGCCAGTGATATTGGCATTGCCCTTGAACTTGCTGTGCTGGCTGATCACACGACACACGTTCAGATCGGCGATAATGAAATTACCGATCGCGCGCAGCGTCTTGGACTGGATGTTGTTGGAGCCTTCATAGATACGATCTATGAACTCCTCCTTTTTCCAGATCCAGGGCTCACCGGAGCCGACGTTGGCGTTCCAGGCCGTGATCGCGGTCGCGGGGCTGAAATTGGCCCCCGCGATGGGATCATACCCACCAGTGGCCGCGGTCTCGATCAGGTCGATGCCATAATGATCCACGGTCCAGCGGACTTCGCCACCCAGGTACTTCACAACCTCGGACTCGAGGTCCATGCCATGTGCCTTCTTCAGGTCGAACATGGCACCGATGCTGTACCGCGACCTCACGGGGAAGTCGATGGACTCGATGGCACTCGAGCTGATGTTGATGTCCATCTGGGGGACACCATCATTGTTGCCATAGGCATCGGTGGGCAGGTCGTACTGGTAGTGGTAGGTGATCGTGGCACCATTTCCAGAGCCGAGAGACGTGGCACTGAAGTCGATGCTGTACACACCTGCCGCGGTGATGGTACCGGTAACACCCGTACTGCCGGAGGTGGCATCGGTGATCGTACCTGAGCTGTTGGAACGGCCCAGCACGGTTCCACTGGAATCCTTGATGGTCACGTACTCCAGGTTGATCAACCCGGGGGCGAAATCCACCGTACCAGTGTACGTGGCGGCACCTCCACCACCCTCGTCCACCAGGGTCTCGTTCTCGACGATGGCCGCGGCGTACAGGCGGTTGGTCTTGGTCCTGGCATGGCCAGTCTTGGCATCCATCAGAACGTCTCCGCTCGTGACACCACCCTTGGTGGAGCCGGCCTTAACGTCCAGATAGAACACGGAACCGGTTCGACGGTCCAAGGCCTGCACAACGGCGACGTCATTCAGCACCAGCGAGGGAACGATGGCAGCAATCACGGGCAGCTGAACGCCCAGGAAGCTGATGTTGTCCTCGGTGGTGGCCTCAAACATCTTGCTGTGCTGGCGGAAGGAGCCCTCGATGTAGGCGTTCTCCAGGCACTGTGCGATGTTTCTCATCTGGTGCTTATCCAGGGGCTCTCCGCGGTGTTCCTCATTCCACTTGTTGCACGCGTTGAGGATGGGCTTCCACCCCTCGATGAGCTGCTCCTGCTGCTGCAGGATCTGCTGATACCTGGCCTCAGCCAGATTTTGAATGGTCGATTTCTTCATCACTAGTTCCTTTACAAAACTAAGTGTTGTGGCTAACTATGGGCGACGACACTATATCATCGCGTCCATGAAATCCCCGACCACCTTATCAATGTAAACTTGGCCGGAGTTTTCCTTCATGGCGTCCACATCCACGCTCTCCAACTTTTCGGAGTGAAGTGCACTCTCGCGAAGCGTATCGCGTACATGTTCCACCAACTCATCCGCCTCCTCTGGCGTGTCGCAGGATTCGATAAGTGTTCGAACCTTCTCCGTCACGGGCAGACCTGACGTTTCGATTTTATACTTGGCGTATCTCTCCATAAATACCTGGTGGGCTTCCTCTGCCAACCTCTTCTTCTCCTCTTCCAACTTCTTCTTGAAGTCCTCCTCCATCTTCACGACGCCTTCCTTAACGGTCGACAACTGAGCGGCGAAGGACTCCTTGATCTTACTGATCTTCTCCATAAGAAGCTTCGCCTGTTTCTTCATTTCCTGGATCTTCTTCTGAAGGGCCTCGTTCTCCGCCAGGGCCTGGTCCAGTACACTCCTGTCCTCCGGTTTCAACTCTTCGCGGAGGGCGTTCAGCTTCTTGGTGAGGATGGCGATTTCCTTCACACGTTGTTCCTCAATCTCACTGGCCACTTCAACAGCCTTGTCTCGTTGGGCTTCAGCCAGGGCCTTGTCGATCTTGTTGGACAATATCTCCTTGGTTAGGTCCGACGCGGGAGTCTTGGACTCCTTGGCCTTCTGATCGTCCGTCTCGTCCAATTTGTCATCACCAGAGGAGGCTTTCTTACTGTCGTTCATCTCCTCTTCGTCCTCTTCCTCCTCCTCTGGCTCCTCTTCGAGCTCAGGAACCTCCTCCGGCTCTTCCAGGTCCAGGCCTAGGGCTTCTGGTCCGGAGGGGCCTTCGGGTTCCAATTCGGCCTCAAGGTCCTCCTCGGGTACTCCAGGAGGTTCCATGGCCACGTCAATATCGGGACCTGGAGGAACGACGTCCTCCAGGTCCACTGGGGGTGATGATGGAGGTTCATCAGTAACTGGTACAGCAGATCCATCAGGAGGTGTGATCACGACAAGTGAGTCGGGATCATTGACGGATACCACCGTTCCATCATCGGTTGAAATATCCACGGTGCTTTCCTCCAATGAAATACCTTTGACGGAGTACTCCTTTCCTTCGTACTTCACTTTGTCTCCCACCTTCAGCTTACGCCAGGGGGATTCATCTTTCTCGTTGGTAGGCTCCTTCTCCGTGGGCTCCTCCTTTTCCTGGACGGTTTCCAGAAGAGTCTTCGCCTCCTTGCTCTTACAGGACTCCAGCAAGGAACAGGCAAAGCGTTTGTCCACTTTACCTTCCTTCAAGGCCTCCTGTACCTGGTTCACGACGTTCTTCTCCACTTGGACAGGAATGGCCCCAAGTGTGCTGGGATCGGCCGTGAAGTCCGTGGTTACATAATTGTACGACTCCGGAACGACTCTCATGTAAGGTTCTTTCTGACCTTCGCGAACCTCCTCCAGTTCTCCCTCGGCCCGTGTGGATACACCCACAAGGCACCCTGCCTCCAGGAGTGTATTGATGAGCTGACCACCAGGGGTGTTCAGGACTTCAATCCTGTTCATCACGCGGTCGGTTTTCTCATCGATCCACATGTCGGTGACGATGTGAGAAGTACGATCCAAGGACGACTGGGTCTCCTGAGGATGCTCGGGTTCACCGTACAGGGTCCTGTTCTTCATCTTCTCGGTAATCAGGGCGTTTGCGATCACCCTCTCGTAAACGTCCTTCTCGTACATCCGATTGTTGTGGTTCAATTTACCGATGTTGCAAATCGGCCACACACCCTGACACAGGACACCCTTGGGAAGCTTCGCCGAATCAGATTCAAGTATGTCGGCCTTCACGAAACTGGTTTCAAATAACTGCTCTTTCATTAGAATGGCTCCTAATTCAACTTGAAGGTTCTGATTGGTTTAGTCGTCTTCCTCACCGAACCCAGTGATTTCCAAATACTTTTCGAATGTATAATCGTTGTCCTGGGCGTCCCAGGCGGTTGGCTCTCCATGTAATGGGACTTCGATCAACCACTTGTGGTACTTTGGGTCATGCGGTTTGTTCTTGTCCCATACAATGTAAATCCTCTCCCGTTGGCGATAGTACTGATCCCAGTCCTTTTTGCCCTGGGGAGGATCTGCAGATACACACCACTTACTACCCTTACCGTACTTATGACAGGCCTCGTAGGATGTGATCAGTGCAACACGCTTGTTCTCGTCATCCTCCAGGATCTCAATCCCTTCCCCCTGGATCTTCTTCTTGTCCTGCTGAGTCTCCATCTTCTTGGCGTTTTCGATGTCATGTCTGGCGGATTCCATGTCATGCTGGTTAATGTCCGGCTGACTCAGTTTCTTCCGCTTCTTCTGTTGCTCGAATTCCTTCACTACATTGGCGATCTCAAGATTAGAATACTGTTCTCCATACCGAGCCACTTGTTTCAGCATCCAAGACAGATACTTGTCGGCAGTAGGATCCTGATCTCGGAAGTACTCGAAATCCTGCTCGTCCACCTTTTCTGTCTCCACGTACTGCTTGTAGAGATCTTCAGGTTTGTCCAAGGCCTCGGAAATGGCCAAGGAAGCCTCCGCCTCCATAAGAGACAGACGTTTCACTAATGTCAAGTATGGATCCATCTATTGTCACCTTAATTGATGGCTTCAGTTACAAACACTTTCAGTACTTCCTCCGTTATGGAGTCGGCTCCTGACCACGCCAGTATAGCAGCTTCACTACAATGTGTCACCCCTTCCTTGGTTCGAATCCTGTAATTCCCGTCTTCACCTTCCACCTGGATACCCTCGAAATTGTACTTCGCGGTTCCGGAAAGGTCTCCACCATAGTGGGCGTCCAACTCATTGACCACTACTTCATCCACGTCGTAAAACTCCCGATCCATGGCGTCCAACCTCTCCTCATTGTCCTGATACCACGACTCCTCCTCTATCCAAGGAGTAGAGGCAGGAACTTGCATGGAAATGATTTCATCCACCATCTTGGCCAGCTTCTTTACATTCTCCCCTTGAATGGGTTCCAGGGCATCCCGGGTGTCTGTTTGATCCCCCGTGGAGGTATTGGCGACCCACTGTTCAAAGCCACCATTCCACACCTCGGCGATGAGATTGGCGATCAGAATGGCCTTGGGATCCTGTTGCTCGTCCCACATCCGACGGAAGGGACCTTCGTCCCAGGTCTCGTTCACCTTCTTTTTGCTCTTGTCGCGATGGATTTTACCACAGGCCTCCTTTGTCTTTTTCTTCTTCACTTCACCTCGGAAGGAATCTCCACCACTGTAACAGTAGTTCACATACTCATCCTTGTCCAGGCCATGTTTCTTCTCCCCGGACACTCGACGTACACGACCACCGTCCTTTACACACTTGTCGAACTTCTTCCCTTCCTCCATGTCTTCATTGTCGTCGTCTCCCAGCTTACTCCAGTTATCCTCCAGTTCGGCGTTTAGGTACGGCAGTATTTCAACAATGTCCTTTTCACTTACACTACCATCTCCTTTGTACCTCTTTACAGTAACGGTGAACGACTGTCCGTTGTCCAGATGAATCACCAACCCTTTGTCGTTGGTCAACATACCCGCCTCTTCATAAGTCTCCATCCGGCTGATACCTTCTCGTCCTCCTCTTGGAACAAATCCAACACCAACTTGGCCACAGCGTGGGGACTCTGGATCGTATACGTCTCTCCCTTCGTTCCATAAGTGCCCGAGATCAAGGAGTTGCCCTTGTCATCCGTCACCATCATTTCCTCTTCGGCGTCGTTGAAGTCCAGGAAGTAGTGGTTGTCACCAGTGGGTCCGGAATATGTGTAACGCTCCTCGTTTACACGACTCTCCTTAGTAGGACGTTTCCTACTTTCAAACTCCGGAGCGGCCTCCTCCTCGTCGTCCTCTTCACTTCCAAAGTGAAACCAACTGTACAGAACGTGGAGTATTTCATTACCATCCAACCCGGAGGTCTCCAACCCACTCCAGCTCTTCTCCAAACCTGCCTGCAACATCTGTGTTATCTTCTTCATTCCTTTCTGTACAGAAGGATACCTTGTAGGATCGTAATCGGACAGCTCGGCATCCTTGGCCTCCTGCTCAGTCGGAAGAAGGTTATACGGATCCATCAACTCACCGGACTCCGTTTGGAGTAATGTATTGAAACCGTCCAACCCCTCTTCAAAAATGTAGGCGATGGCATGGAAAATACCTTCGTCCGTGGCAGTATCACCTACACCCAACGTCTGAAGCTCCGGATCCGACTTGATCTTTTTCAGGGCATCCACCAAGGGTTTGGGCATATCCGAAAGGGTTGGACCTTCGTCCTGCTTACCATAAAAGATCTCGTTCATCTTTTTCCGGCGTTCATTCTCCTGGGTCCAATCCCCATCCTCCTCGTCGTCGTACTCCGAATCATCAGACGTATGGAGTATGTCGTACACCTCTACACCCACCGTCTGAGGATCATATTGCTGCAACTCGTCCCAAGAGTCCTCCAAGGCTTTGTACACTGTTTGAGTGATCTTCTTCACGCCCTTCTGCACAGAGGCAAACTGCATGGGATCCCAACTTTCGGGTTCCATGTTATCAGCCTCGTCCTCCGTGGGAAGAAGATTATAGGGATCTCCTCCTGTGTTGTCCAACAAAGAATCCATGGACTGTAATCCATTTTGAAGAAGGTACTCCACTGACATGGAAATACCCTCATCCGTGGCTGTATCACCAATACCGACAGCCTGTAACTCCGGATCGTTCCGAAGGCTCATAATGGCCTGGTGAAGCGCCTGAGGAAGTTCGATCTCGTCTGGTTCAAATGAATCACGATGGGCCTCCTTCACTCTTCGACCACGTCTCCTGGACTCCCTGGGACGAAGGTCCGGTCCAAAGGACTTTGGTGAAGTCGGAGGACGTCTACGAGGCCGACGACGAGGTTTCTCCTCGGGCTCGGGCTCACCAATTGGAGGCTCGTCCATTTCAGGCTCGGGCACAGGTGGCTTCTCCGGACTTCTCGGCCCACCCTCGGGACCCTCTTCATCCTTCATGGGTGGTGTCGGGGATTTAGGCCCACCTAAGGAGGGGCCCTCCTCCGGTCCACCCTCTGGTCCACCCTTAGGTCCGCTTAAGGGGCCCTTTTTACCGATCGGACCCAACCTGGAAGGTTTCCTGGACCTGGAGGGACCAGGACCCGCATCATCCATCGGCCCCTCCTCTTCATCGCCCATAGCCAGAGCGTCCTCGGGCATCTCGGGTTCAACCAACTTCGGATAGATGAACTCGTCGTACACGTCCTTGGCGACGTCGTCCATCTCGGTGTTGTGAATGGCATGCAAGAGAAACTCGTCAAAGTTGGAGAAATCCTCGTCGGCGTCGGCCGCACTGTACACTACTTCCTCATCCTGATTCAGTATCTGCATATCTTCCACCTGATCCCCGTCGTTCTGTTTCGTAACGAAGTACAGGTAGTTGTCCCCGGCCTTTCCGAGGTATCGTTTGCTAACTGGCTCCTGCTCTTTCTCCTCCTCAGGTATACCACCCGTTGGAGGTACCTCCTCATCAGTAGGGATATCGTCTCCCATGGGAACGTCCTCGGAGGCGGGGAGCTTCAATGGCTCTTCATCCACACCCTGTTCGTTCACCTTTGTACGGTGAACCTTTGTAATGTGATGGGCGGATTCATGAACCAACTTAACTCCACCATCGACTAGGATATCTACAATGTCTTTCCGCATGATGCGCTCCAAAAAATGACCCACGGTAATAGAATGACTAAAAGATCAACTACGAGGTGGGCGTACGTTCCCTCCATTGTACATACACGCCTCCCGCGTTGACGGCCCCTGACATGGTGAGCAGTAAGGCGTTTCCCGTGTTCGTACAGAACAAAGGACGCTCCGAGTTGTCGGAGTGTTTCCACACATTGGTGTTCTGTTGCATGGTGAACGAAGCGATGACGTCCGCCTGGGATTTAAACTCCGCCTTGGAGGCCACGTTAGTATCAATGGCGATGGACAGAACCTGAATCTGGGCCCCTGTCACTGCCTCCACAATTGTGTAGGTGGTAGCCCCAGATTCCAACGGAACGTAGGCCTGCTTGATTACACCAGGATCACTTCCGGCGGACTGGTATGTCACCATTGTATTTGCTAAAGCCATGATTTTACACTCCTGTCATGGTGATTGTAAAAGGTTGTACTACCGAACGTGTGTCTCCTACTCCTTTGGAAGATCGAACTTCACTTCCTTTCCATGGTCGTTCTTCAGTACGAGGGCCCCTTCAACGATGGAGACTTCCGCCAGGCCACCTAAGCAGCCCTTGACGAACTCCTCATAAACGATCTCGCCCTTCAGAAGCTTCTCGTTGCGTTGCTTCTCCTTGGAGTCGGCTTCCTCGTTGACCTTGCTCTCGTCACACTCCTTTTTCTCTTCGCAGGTGCACTTTCCCATACACCCACAGGGAAGTTTCTCCTCGTCACATTCCTTCTTTTCATCCGTGGGCTCGACATAGTCGTCCTCGGAGTCCATGGCCTCCTCCTTGATCCTGCGACGACGCTCGGCCAGACGTTTCTTCCAGGCGGCCCGACGCTCTTCCATGTCCTTCTTGGACTTCTTCTTGGGCTTCTCTTCCTTCTTGTCGTCCTTGCCCTTCTTCTTGGCCCCACATTTCTGGAACGGCCAGTGGGTGGCACCACACTTCTTGCACTTGGGAGCCTTCTTCTTCTCGTCCACTTCCTTGTCCTTGGGTTTGTCCTCGGACTCATTCAACTTGGAGTCCTCCAGGAGTTTGGCCTGATTCTCAATTTCATCTGTCATGAATTCAACGGCATCTTTAAAATCCGACATGATTAAAGCTCCCAATTAGTTAGGTTCTTCCAATTCTTCTTTTTGATCGACATACGCGTCCCAGGCCTCCCTGGCCCGTTGAATAAGTTCCTTCATGATTTGTTCGTCACCACCCAAAAGGTCTCGGATATCCTCCACGTCCAAATCCAACAGATACTTCCGAATCAAAGGAAGTAGTTCCCTGTCCTCGGTGGGAACCATGGAAGCCACCTTGTTGTACACCTCAGGTCCTACAATAAGATCCTGAGTTTCCTTCTCCAGGGTGTCTTGTTCTTCGTGTTGGCCAGTGGTTTCACGGATTGAGATCCACTCCTCTATTCCTTTCACCAACTCACTGACCAACAATGGGAAAAAGGCCCCACGGGCCTTGATTACATAATTGTCATCCTTAGGTGTAACTTCTTCCGTCCCTATCATTGTATTGTCTTTGGCCATCTCCTCATAACCGAAGGGCACTACGAAGTACCCTAGCTGGGCACACACGGCGATTACACCATACAACTGGGGAAGATCCTCATCCATCTTCTTGATAGTGTCCATCACCATGTTAAACAAGTACAACTTGTTACTGGCACTGCCCTGAGTAAGAATGTTGGCCACCCTTCTCTTCAGACCCTCATCATCCAGATCTTCCAACTCATCCGTAAGATCCACGTTCATCTCTTCCTCGTCGGTGAGTTCCTGGTCCTGTTCCTGTGGACCTCCCTCTGGCAACTCCATACCATACTCACTGAAGCGAACGTCAAACTCCACCTCACCATTCAACCAGGCTTCATGAACGATTTTGTATTCATCCAATCCTAGTACAAGCTCCAGGGCTACGTCTTCCAACTCCCTTTGGTGAGCCTTCTCCAACTCCGTAGTCTTCTCCATGGTTTGAGCACACAAACTAAACACAGAGGGTAACTGTAATTCGTCCGCTTCCAGACCAGTGTATTGTTCCAACCTGGAAACTATCCTCTGATAACTGTCACTGGTAACCATCTCCAAGTAGGTCTGCTCGGTGTTGGTGAGGTTGGGAAGGATCTTGTCCAACTCCTCGTCCCCGGTCTCGATCCAATCACGCTTGCCAGGATCAACAAAGTCAGGAAACCTTCCAGGATCAAACGCCATCTCCATGATGGAACGCAGGCGACCGAGTAAGGAGTTCTCCACCGCCGGGGCCTTGTTTTCCCGACTCCGCTTAAACAGCTCTACGTCCCGGTTCTCCCCTTTGGGCTTGGGACGTTTACGAGGTACTGGCTTAATAGGACTGGGAGGACGTTTCCTGGGCGTCCGCGGAGTGACAGGTACCTCCGTCGGCCTCGTAGGGGCGGCGGGGGCGGCTTGTTCCCATATGTCTGTAAAGGGTAGATCTAGCATACTAAACGTCCAGGTAGTCCTCTATGTTGTCGGGTGGAGCTATATCCCATCCACGTTCATCCAGGGTAAGGGCGATAGCTGACAGTACTTGTTGTGGATACAACCGTACGGCCTCGTCCCACTTTTCCTTCATCACCGCTTCCATGGCCCTACGCATCTGATTCAAAACACCACGAGCCAAGGTATCAATATCCTCCGGCTCCCAGTTAGACATGACTTGATCCTTCTCCCACTTGTCCTGTTCCTCGGGGGGAAGGTTTTCAGGAGAGAATACATCCCTGTGGGCCTCCAACAGATTATCCAACAAATCTTTCATTACATGGCGGCTCCTATTCTTTCATACAGATAAATGATCAATGGACGGTAATGAAAATTACCCTTCTCACATTCTATTATAGTATGTGTTAACAGGGATGACAAGGCTTTTAGTTTCTGATATTTGTTATCAATCCGACCTTTTTCCAACTTCTTTAGTGTACTGTACACTGACTTGCCCTTGAGGTTTTCTATCAGTTGTTGTAACAGTTCTTTGTTGGTAGGTAGAGTGCTTAACAGTTCTACACAACGTCCATACTGCTTCTTGTTCAAACACTCCGACGCCTGCCGTACAGTTGACTCGTAGGATGTGTTGTTAAATCTTCCTTCAGCTTCGCACACTCTTTGTACTAGTTCAATCTGCGTGTTCATTGTCAAATCCAATAGTTGATAGTAACTCTTCCCGAGACGCTGGATTGTAGTTCAAACTCTTGAACTGGCTCGGATACACCTCCGCTGGTAGGCCTTCCAAGGAGGTCAATTTGTTATTTCGAAGATACACATACCGTCCAATACGTCTCGGGGCCCCTTCCAAACTGGTCAGTTCGTTATCATTCACATCCAAAGACCCACCCACCTCCAGTGGTCCTCCCTCCAAATTGGTGAGTTGATTGGAGGCACAAAGAAAATCCGCCTCCACATAATCCGGACCACCTTCCAGGGTTTCCAAATTGTTGAAACGACAATCAAAGCCACCAATTATACGAGATGGAGACCCATCCAAGGAAGTCAACATAGCGTTGTCACACTTGTAGTGAAGCCCAACCGCCTGTGGCCCTCCCTTCAAGTCATCCAACATATTGTACGAACATATGAAGGATCCACCAACCACTTTTGGACATCCCTCCAAGGTTTCCAAACTGTTGCTCGCCACATTGAAACTACCCGTAACCTCCTTGAACTTCATAGGAATTCTAATGAAATCCCAACTGGATAAATTCACATCTCCGTCTACAGAGATAGTTCCATCCTTGTTCCTAGTCCACCCATCCTGTTCAAGAAGAAGTTCGATCCATTCCTTCTCCGGCATTGGCTGGAAAAGGTCTGAATGGGCTTCCAATAATGTGGTCAACAGATCGCTCATTACGACAAGGCCTTCAACAGGGTGTCCAGGTGATCCACCACATTCTCGGACATGGTTTGTTTGGTTTCCGTTGCACTAGGGGTGGTCTTCGGCTCCATAACCTCCTGGACTTTCTCCTCCATGTCACTCTTCTTCCCCAGAGCCTTGGACGCCATCCGTTCAATCATCTTGTAGTTACATCGACGTCCGTGTGTCTGTACATACTCCAGGATGGCCTCCAATGTGGTTTCAAAAACTGGGGACCAGGCATCGCTCGACGATTTAGGCCCACCTGGTCCCCTATCTGAAGGAGGAATGTTAGGCAAGGAATCCTGCATGTTGTGTTCCTGCAGATTATTGTCAGGGACACCAGACTCTTCCGGCTTCTGTCCCGTCATCACATAGTTGATTACACTTTCCCTACTGACCGTCATGATTTACTCCCATTCTGACATTCTTTTTTCCCTATCACCCTCGAAAGTAGACTCCCACCAATCCGAACCCAAGGCCGTTGTTTTGGAACTCTGTGGAAAGTAGTAAATCTTACCTTCTACAACAACTGCAGCTGTGTTTCCTAGGTTCTCCAACCGGTTGTGTGCTACAATCAAATCCCCACCAACGTACTTGGGCATACCATACAGCGTTGTAATCCTGTTGTACATCACGGAGAAATCGCCGACACACACAGTCTCGCCACAACGCAGGTCCACAATGTCACAATCCATCGCCATGTAATTCCCGTGTACTATGTATGGACCAAACTCCAAGGTTTGTAGTGGATTGTGGGATACATTGAAGCTACCACCTACCACGGATGGACATCCCTTCAGTGTAGTTAGGGATACATCCTCTGCGATGAAGTTCCCAGACACGGACACAAAGGACACTGGTAATTGTGTCATTTCCGTGGCGATGGGTATTACTACATCACCCTCTACGACCCACTTGTTACCACGGACGTTCAGCCTCCACTTGGCTCCTGTCTCCTTCATCTGATCGGAGATCCAGTCGTCCAAATCCCAAGGTTTGAAGAGATCCCTGTGGGCTTCTGTCAAAGTGTCATAGATTTCGTTAAGCATCTGTATCCTCAGGACACATCTCACACCAATCCGGATTCACTCCGTGGATCTCAATGTCCTCGAAAAGAGACTCGGATACCTTTCGGAGGGCGAACAAGTAAGCCTCCTCCGGATCCTTTGGCATCTCCGCGGGAAACACTCCTCCAGGGGGATTCGCCAAGGAGTGTAACTCCAGAGACAGTGAATGTACAATACTACAAAAGTCCTCACCGTGCAGAGCCATCTTAAGGGCCACCTGATCGGCGGGATTATTCAAGTTACCTTCTAATGAAAACTTCAACATGGTTGTTACTCCCATCACCCAAGGAAAACTGGGTGGCCCGCCCACACCCTGCGGACCACCCTGCCAAGAAAAGAAAAGTATTCTACTGTGTAGTCGGCGTTTTGGTCGCAATCGCCATGTCCGCCAGGGCATTGTCCACCAATATCTTAGTGGTGGGGTCGGCCCGGAGTTTCGCAACCTCCGCCTGGATCTCCGCGTCCTGAATGACGTTACACGCTTCCTTAATCAAATTCTTGGTAGGACTCGCGGCTGCCAAACTGGACTTAAGAACCTGTAACGATGCCACAGTTCCCTGTAATGCCTTGCGTTCCTTTTTGCGTCTCTGCTGATACAAGAAGGCCACGGCACCCATCACACCATTAAAAACCAGGGACACGGGGGCTCCCCAAGGAGTCTTCTCGACGATCTTCACAATAGGCTCAATCGTCTCCCCGATCTTGTTGATGTCCTCAACGACCTTTTGGGTAGGACTGTTGGGATCCCTAATCTCCTCCCTAACGGCTGAGATCTGTTCGCCACAACCTCCTGTCAGTAGCACAATCAATACTGCACACATAAACATTCGCTTCATCGTACACCCTTTCAAAAAGAAGTAAAAGCTACACTGGTGGCTCGTTGTAATTGGTGGCCCCACCTGTGAAAAATCCAGAGATGGCATTCAGTACAGCCACCTGATCCATCTCCACTACATCCGTTACACCTGCTCCCCCATACTCAAACTTGGCTATCAGTTCTTCCTCCATACTCGGATGCTCCACAAGATACAAGGAGGCGTGCCCTTCACCATCGTCCACCATCTTGTACATATCCATGTACTCATTATCCTGCAACCAAACCTCCGTCGTATCCTCGATTTGGTCTGCCTCTTCCTTAGACATACGCTTGAAAAGATCCCGGTGGGCCTCCTGGACCGCCTCCGGAACCTCCGTCGCGTTCCTTTCGACGGGGGTCATCTGCTCAAACAGTCCTTGGACAAGTAACTCCTTATCCTCCATTTTGGTGATAGTATGAACAAAACCAGCATCATCAAAATAACCTCTTACTAGGACTTGCCCAGTAAAATGTGGATTGGCATACAGTACAAACGGGTAGAGTATTTCATCCTTGGAGAATCGCCTGTTTTCCTCCCTCTCATCAATCACCAGAGACAACCCGTCCGTGAAGGCGAACTCCGCCTCGGGTAGTACAAAGAAGTGCATGTCCTCCGGTACCTGTCCAGGCTTGAAGAGGTCTCGATGTGCTTCCAATAGTTTTTGTAGTAGTTCCTGGCTCACAATCTACTCCTTGGTGGCACTCTTGATAAGAATCTCCATAACCGCTTCGATACCGCCCGAAGGGTTAACACTCTCCACATTCATCGACGCATCTACAATCCCTTCTATTAGTGGGGCCCCTAGTTTTGGGATCCCTTCCGATTCTGTTCTCGCCAAGGATAGGATGAAGGGATACAACATATCCTTCTCCAATCCCTCCAAAGGCCTGTTCCAGTAGATTACTATTTCCAAAGGGATGTGCAATCCACCCAGGTAGTACACCTCCTGTTCCCTTTTGTCTGGCTGGAACAGATCCCGGTGGGCTTCTGATAGGCCTTGGCCTTCTAACAAGATTTGTAGCAAGTCTTTGATCATTAGGCGAACCCACCCCCATCCAAGAATCCTTCACCCAGGGCAAACTTGATGTAGTTAACAAAAACCTCTGAAGGTGTATCCCCTTCTTCCGAAGGATGAACGTCCTGTTGTAGTGGCATAATCTCCAACATATCGCGAAGATCCGATTCGTCCACACC